CGCCTCCCGCTCTGCGTCGGTGAGCGTGAACGGCGTCAACGTGCAGTAGCGGGTCACGTTGCCGGTGATGTAGGGGCAGACCGGCGAGCGGTAGAGCGGTGCAATCCCGTGATTTCCGGCGACCGACGATGAGATCGCCTTCGCTTCTTCTTCGATGCAATAGACATCGTAGATGCGGTCGCCGTCAGCGAGCATCACCGCCCACGCTACCGGCTGCTGACTCTGCATCATGTCCTCACCTTCCGCCTGTAGTGTCATTCGCTCCACGGCAAACCAAAAGTCAACGCAGCGATCTTGGTGTCCAGTTCCCGCAGCCGTTTTAGGTGCGTGGCGTCCAGCCACTCTTGTAGCCGCACCCTCTCGGCCAAAGCCTCCTGGAGTTTGGCTTCGCGGTAATGGTGCGAGCATAGATCACGCTCGCTGCCGATGTCTCGCTTTGCATCGGTGGCTGGCATCTTCAGCCCGCACACATCGCAAGTAACGCTTGCCGTTGCCATGAGCCGACTCCTTTCGGCCCACATTGTACCCCCGTCCACCAACCCGAGCCACCGACATTCCACGTTTTGCGAAACGCGAACTTGCGGGGTACTTGCGGGGTACATGCGGGGTGGCGGCGTTACCTTGCTGGTGTAGAGAACTAGGCCGCAGGCGCCGCGATCACGCCCTGTTCGACGCCCACCTTGGCAACGTAAGCCATCAGACTGCCGACCACCGCCGCGAGGTCTGGATCGCTCTCGGCACCGGCAAGCAGAGAGTCGACGGTGAGCCACTCGCCAGCGTCGGGGGCGAACTCGCCGCCGTCTTCGGTGCTGCGGAACTTCCGCAGCCGCACGCGGGCCGTGGCGTCCCCGCCGAGAGTCGGGGCTGAGACCACCACCTCCTCCAGCCAGACCTTATCGTAGACCGCGTTGATGCTCGTCGGATTCGCGGCCATGAGCGTAGGTACTGAAATTGCCATCATCTACTCCTAGTGAAGATCGACCCAGTTGGTTCCGTCGTAGACCCTGAGTTTGTTTGTGCTGGAGTTGTAGTAAACGTCCCCAGCCTCATTGCCGCTCGCTGGATCAGCGGCGAGGGGGACGAAGCGGACTGCGCCGGTGCTTTTGATGCGGACTCGCTCAACGCTGTTTGTGCCGAGCGTAAGAGGCGAAGCCGATAACGTCGCAATGCCAAGCGTTCCGCTTACGGCCGCCAAGGCTGTGCCGCCTGCGCCGACGCTCAAAACTGTCGCAGATGCGTATGACGCTCCGTATGACAGCACTGCAAATTGGCTAGCACCAGCCGATGAATTGAGACGCACCCGCGACATGCTGGTGCCTGCCGGTGCTTGGTAAACGTCAATGGAGTCGAAGCCTACTCGCAGCCTTTCGCTCCCCGCGACAACCGCACTTAAAGTGTCTGAGCCGCCAACCTGTGCAATCCCCGTGTTGCTATCGCCACTGAAGCACAACGCCGGTGCCGCCGCGCTGCCTGCGGAGACGGTGATGACGCCGTTCACATCCAACGCCGTCGCTGGCGTGGTGCGGCTCGCTCCGATGCCGACGTTGCCGGCGAAATAGTTTTGCGCGGTGCCGTCCGCATAAAAATTCCATCTGCCGGTGGCGCTAGCGATCCCGCTGTACACGCCGTAGTTGTTTGTTGCGGCTGTAAAACCGCTGCCGACAAAAAAACCGTACTGATTTGTGATCGACGCACCAGAGCCGAGCGTTGCGCCATTTGTGTGAAAAAGCGCTAGAGTGCCGGTTGTCGCATCTGCGGCCATTGTCGCCGCAGATGCGACAACAAGAACATTAGACGTGCTGTCGGCAGAAACTGTCGGCATGACAAGCTCGCCATACCGCGTAGACGCACTTGAAAGAGTGTGTTGATGGTAAACGCCAACATTGCTTGCACCAGTGCCGCCGAGGCCAACGTTCCCATCCGACCGCACCCGCACCCGCTCCACCCCTGCGGTCGAAATCGCCACGGTATCGGCGGCTGGGAATAGGAGGCCGGTGTTGCTATCGCCAGACGCTACGATCGCCGGGGCCGCCGCGCTGCCTGCGGCGACTGTGATCACGCCGTTTACGTCAAGGGCCGATGCGGGCGTGCTGCGTGACACGCCGATGCCGACGTTGCCAGCAAACCAGTTTTGCGCCGTGCCGTCCGCATAGATGTTCCACTGGTCTGCACCGGCAGCAACGCCACAAAAAATCACGCTCTTTGCGTCAATGGCACCATTAAATGTGGCGTTACCCGTAAACGTCGGACTCGCCGCCGGTGCCGCACCGATGTCGCTCGGCGTCAACGCGTCACTGCCCCCGGTCGCGTGGGCGCTGGCGTGCGTGGTCGACGCCTTCCCAGCGAGCGACGACCCCAAACTCCCCGCCGGCCATCCGCCAATGGGCTGCGAGCCGACGCCAACATTGCCGATCGTTTTCGTCGACCACGTTGCCGACGAATAGTTGTAACTGAGTGCCACATCGTAGGGTTTCGGCGGAGAGCCGGCCGACACAATATTGAGGTCGGTGATCTGTGCGAGTGTGTGCGTATGGCTACGCGGCGTCGCCGTCACATACGCCAGCGAGGTGTAAGCGTCGGTGCCGTTGCCGATGACGAGCGTGTTTTCGTCGGTAACGACGAGCAACTCCCCCGCCAGCGGCGTCGGGTTGACGCTCGTCAGGTTCGCGTTTGTACCCCGTTTGTTTTGGACGCGCGGCATTAGGTTTGTTGTGTAAGGTCGTTACGGGGCGATGAAAAACACAATCGTCCAGCGTGCGATCCAGACGCCTAACACGCCGCCCGCCACGCCTGCCGGGAATGAGGCAAGAACCAGCGCGGCGGCGAAGGCGTCGTTGCTCATGCGTCTGGTAATGCGGCCGTTGGCGGCGTGAAAGTTGCCGTGTAGCGGGCAACGCCTTTTGTAATGCGAAGGTCGTCTATGTAGCCCCTGTACGGCTGCCCTGCGGCACCTGCATATCCCACAGAATCATTGGTGCGAAAGTAGTCCGTATTGTCGGTTGCCGTGCTTCCGACCTGCGTCCCGTCGACAAACAGCCGCAGGCTGCCGGATGATCTAGTTAGGGCTATGTGATACCACTGGTTTTGAACAAATGCGTAGGACTCATTGAAAGTTCCTGCCGTGCCGTAGCGATTTACTGCAACTGCATCTGGAGTTCCGTTGCTATTTGAGTCTCGCAGATTTAAGAGAAGGCTTCCCGACGCCGTGCCGCCAAACAGGGTTGCATACTCTGTTGGATGCGCTTCCGAACGGAACCACATTTCGACAGTGAAGTCGCCGGTTCCAAACGTCAGGTCGACGCTAGAGCTGAGCGTTAAATAGTCGCCATTCCCGTCAAAATACGCCGACTTTCCGCCGAACTTGCTCTGCGTCGCCGATTGCGTTGCATTTCCGCCAGCCGTAACTGTTTTCGGCGTGCCGCTAGAATCGGTAAACGTAGAGCCGCTTCCATCCATGTGCAGCAGCAGCGAGACGCTGGCAAAGTTGGGATCAGTCGTCACCTGGGGCGGCCACGCCCCAGCCCGCTGCTGCCGCTCGGCAGTCCGCAAGTCCCACACGCCAGACGCCGACCCCTGGGACGTGCTGGGCGTGCGTGAAAAGCCGATGTAGCTGCCGTTAGAGCGAAGTGTCATGGTGCGCTACCGTTGTGATGTGGGGAAGTTAGGCTTCGGGAGTCGGTTCTGGTGCAGGCTCAGGCTCAGGCTCAGGCTCAGGCTCAGGCTCAGGCTCAGGCTCAGGCTCAGGCTCAGGCTCAGGCTCAGGAGCCGGCGGAGCCGGCGGTGCCGACAACGCAGCCCTCGCCGCACCGTAGGCGAGCATGATCGCCTCGTATTCCGCGAACGGCATGGTGTGGGCCACGCCGTCCATATCGACCACGTTCACGGGCTGGTCGACGCCCAGTTCGCTGGCCCGCTGGGCGAGAACGTACATGCCCGTGAGTAGGGCAACGTCATCCGGCTGCCAGCCAAGACGCCAGCCAAGCCCGGTATCAAAGCCAGCCTCATACGGCGTCGGCTCCGGCGCAGGCGGCGGCGGAGGAAACAGTGTGTCGATGTCCTCCTGCGTCAGCGTTGATCGGCTCCAGCCGGTCGCCGCCAGAACAGATTCGTCGTTGCTCCACTGAGAGGGGTCGGTGCGGGTGCTGCCGTCAGGGAGCCGCACGCGGAACGGGAGTTCCAACGCGGCTACGCCGCTTCGACGCCAGCAGGAATCGCCGATAGCAGGCATCACTGATACTCCTTCCAGTAGGCCACAACCTCAAGGTCGCTGGCCGCCGAGGCCGTCACGTACACCGACTGCCCCTCCTTCACCGAGAGCCCAACATCTTTGAGGACCGGAACCAGCGAAGCGTCGGCCGGAACGCTCACCGTGCTGGCGAGGCGCCCGCCGCCGCCGGTGTTGGTGGCCGCGTTGTAGACGGTAACCGTCACGTCGCAGGCGCTGGCGCCGTCAACATTGCTTACCAGCACGCTATCGACGAGGTACACCTTGTTGCTTGTTGAAGCATTGGAGAGCAGTTGCGTCTCCGAGGTGCTGGTCAGAGCGACAAAGGTGTTGGCTGCGTAAACGGCAGTGGGCGCCGCGAGGTTTGGGTTGGCCATGAGTGTTCCTTAGCTAAGAGCCCAGATGGTTCCGAGAGACGGTCCAGACGCGGGCTTGTTGGTGAGATCGTTGTACGAACCGGATGTCGCCACAGTAGCGAGCCCGGTAATATCCGTGGCGGCGGAGTGCGTGTGCGACGAGGCGGCCTTGCCGTCCAGCGTGGTCTGAAGATTTGTCACATCGCCAATTGCGTGCGAATGACTGGTCGCGGCGGCCCCGATGTCCGCTGCCGTAATCGCATCGGCCCCACCCGTCGCATGGGATGCCTTATGGGCCGAGGGTGTGCGGGCGTCCGAAAGCCGCGCGTCATTTGTCAAGACCACGTTGGCTGACAGGCGGGCGTCCGCAAGCGTGCCGGCCGTGAGCTGAGAAGCGTCCGTCACCAGGCTGGCAATGTTAGCCGCCGTCACACGGCTGGTTGCGGTCGCGCCAGCATCGACGACCGGAACCATGTCGGTTCCGGCGATGGTCTTGGTTGGCAGTGCAGAGATTTTTACATCAGGCATGCAGTGTTACTCCGTCCTGAGCGGATCTCCGCCCTCAGTAATTAGTGTGCTTCCGGACTCCAGAAGCAGGCGGAAATTGGCAATGATCTCCCCGCAGTCCAACTCAATGTCAGACTCGCCTGCCACAGTCAGCCGCCCCTTGGCGTCTACAGTGAAAGTCGCCACCATGGATGCCGAGCCGTACGATCCAGGCGTGACCGCCGTGGTGCTTAGGGATGGGTTGGGGTACGTGCCAGAAAGGTCTCCGCCAGCGGAGCCGGAAGGGGCTCGCGAGTCGCCAAGACGGGAATCCGTGGTCAGCACCACATTGGCCGAGAGACGGGCATCGTTGACCGTCCCCGAGGCGATGTCCTCGCCGGCCAAGACAATAGCACCCGTTCTCCCGGCCACGGCCTGGACAGGCGCCGCGGCAGCGGCTCGCACGTCCGTGTAGTATAGGTTGGTGGAGCCCTCGGAAATGGCGTCCGTGGTCCCGGGCGAGCCGACGATTTCGATGTACTGCGAGCCAGACCACCGATAGACCTTGTTCTCAGAGGTGACCACGTACATCTTGCCGGCCTCGCCTGTGGCTGGCAGGTCTCCCGTGGTGGCGTACTCCAAAACATCGTCTACAAACCCCGGGAGCTGGTTGGACGGCACCGTGCCATTGACCAGCGTGGCATACGTTCCTGCGGCCTGCTTGCCAGACAGAAGTCCGTCTACCTCCGTTTCCGTGTAGTAACGGTCGTCATGTGTGTGGCCTGTGGCTGACTTGCCAGCAAGAAGGTTGTCTGTCTCAGTCTCTGTGTAGTACCGATCATCATGCGCGTGCCCGGCATCCGACTTGCCGTCCAGGGCCGCCTGGAGGCCGGAGACGGTAGAGATGGCCTGGGTGTTGGTGTGCGTGCTGCGATCCCGAAGATCGGCATCGGAGCTGTTGGCCGTGGCGCCATCAGCAATTCCGTCCAGCTTCGTTTTCGCAGAAGACCCAGCCCACCATGCCGCAACCGCTTGGAATACACGCAGAGCGGTCCACGCGCGGCGAGTGGTGGCCGTTCCTGTTTCAGCCTCTGCCTGCGACACCGTATCGCCAGACCACTCCCGCGAGTCGGAAAGCCTCGGGTCCGTGAGTAGGGCGTATTCATCAAGCCAATACGGCAACGACTGCCAGCGGGTGACGCCGTCACCAATCTTGATCTTCTGGGTGTCTGTCTCAAAGCCCGCTTCACCTGGAAGGAGAAGCGTATTGCGAGCGGTCCACTCCGCAGCCGTGCCTCGGCGAAACTGGATCTTCTGCTTTTTCCAGTTGGCGGACTCGGACATCACCTGCCCTTTGCGCGGTAGGTGTGCTTCTCCAAAATCCGCTCGCGGAGTTCGCCTGCCTTCACCTTGGGGTTGTGCCGCTTGGCGCGGGCGATTTCCTCTTTGACGATCTTCTCGTTAATCAGCTTGCGCTGCGGAGCCTGTGGGCCCGGGTCGTACTCCACCGCTCCGCTGACGGCCATCCGACGCTTCTGGGCCACGCGGAGGATTTCGTCACGGCTGGAAACCCATGCCTCCGGGTCTCGCCAGCCACGCTTGTCGGCAATCCCGCCGCAGTAGTACTTGCCAGAGATGTTGATCCCGGCCTGCTTGGCCTCCCGCGACAGCCAGCGGGCGGAATGCATTGGCATCTCGTCCAACTGCTGGTTGTTCATGCGTCCCTGCATGAAGTTCCGGTCGGTCCCCTTTGTCGCAGGAGGAGTCCCAAGTGCCACCATCTCCGCAAAACGAGAAGACGAGCCAGCAGCGACGGCTCGCTTGTAGGCTTGGATCGCCTCATGGCCGGCGTTCCTCACGTCACTGGGGATGTCCATATAGGGTCATTGTCCTTCGGGAGGGGCCTGATCTGGAGCCGGCTGACCGGGCGGAGGGGGTGGTGGTGGCGGGATCTGATAACCAGACACATCCATCTGGTTGACCTTGCCCCACGCATCCATGAGCGAGTTGAACAGCTCGGGGCGACCCGCCTGCATGAGGCCCTGAGCCACCGGCATGATGATCTGCAAGAAGTTGTTGAGGTTCTCGGTCTTGGTGGCGATGTTGGGCTTACGCGCGCTCCCAGCCTCCACGCGGTAGGAGTACTCGCGGACAATCTCGTCCGGGCCCTCGCCCTGGACGTGCATGCCCCACGCCTGCGCCGCCATCGGCCCGAGAATTGGGACAACATCCTGCGGATAGATCAGCCACCGAGCCAGCAGCGCTTCCTTGCGGGCGACCTCCGAGAGGGCGTCTTCCAAAATCGAAGCATAGTCGTCGGGCCTGACCGAGATTTGCTCGCTCTTCACGGTGGCCTCTGCCGCCGATCTGAAGGATGCCCTGGTCATGCCATAAATGAGTTCTGTCAAGCCCACCCGGCGGTCGAACAGCGAAGTGACCTCGGAGATGATCTGGTACATGTCCGTGGTCACGCCCGGCGTCTGGAACACCGAGATCACATCGTTGACATTCCGGCCGATGGCCTCAGAGATTTCAACAATCTTGAATCCATTTTCTGCCTTCTCAAGAATCTTGGCCTTGAGATCCGGGTCGGCGGCCTTCGCCACGCCGATCATTGTCTGGCTGCTGGTGGCGATCCGCTGGGCCAAAAAGCTCATCGCCCAGTTAATGAATCGCAGCTCACCGATACCGGGCCGGATCAAAGAGATGGGCCAAGAGTAGCCGGGCTTGCCGTGCCATGCCAGGAGCGTGAACGGCCATCCATTCGGCTCGGCCCAGAAGGGGATGGGCCACTGAGCGGCCATGAAGAAGTTCTGCGGGATGCCCGTCTCGTCGACTGGCTCCTGTAACAGGGCAGGGGGGAGGTTCAGCGGGAAGTCCACGCCTTCGGCCACAACGATGTAGCAGTTTGGCCCAAGGGAGTCGAACTTGCCCTGGAGTTCCTTGTCGGCGTTCTTGAGCCGATCCCCGAATCCGGTCTTGGAGTAAATCTCCCAGTAGCAGATCAAGTCGTTCGTCTTGCCGCTCTTCCGCTTGGTCTCATAGCCTCGGTCGCTCTGGTCGGCCCGGGAGGCGTAGGACTCAATGTGACCGCGCAGGTCTTCCCGATTCAGTCCAAACTTCGCCGCCACCTCGTCGATGGGCTGCGTCCGCTTGCGAGCCGCCCAGCGGATGTCCTCAAACTCATCGGCGTCCGGATCCCACACCAGATTATCCACGGTGTCGTAGAACGATCCGGCCATCTTGGTCTGCGAGCCAGGGGGCTGGAAAAGCTCATGCCACCACACGCCCGCGCCTTTAATAAACGCCTCTTCCACCACCTTGCGGCTGTGCTGCTTGAGGTTCAGTTCATTGGGTGTGTAGTTCAGATAGCTCTCCAGCAACTGGGCGATCACCTTGCGGCGCTCCCACATCATCTGCTGCTGCTGGAGGCCCTGCTGGTACATCATCATGCCGGGGTCGGGCATCATCACCGGCTGTCCATCGGGGCCGACGACAGGCTGGCCATCAGGCCCCATCTGCGGCACCGGCGGCTGGGGCTGAATCCCCAAGAGCGCCGGGCCGACGATCGGGTACTCCTTGGGATGCACCGTCCGCGTGGGATTGCGGTGGTGGATGACCGCAGTGAAGAGGCGCACGGCCTCCCACACACGGTTCACAGACATCCGGAAGGCCGGCGGGTCCATGCCCTTGTTGTAGCCCCGCTCACCCCGAGCCAAGACCTCTTTCCACATGACATCCGGGTCAGAGGCGTAGAAGCCCATGGCCTCGTCGGCGTCTAGCTGAAAGGGTCGCTTGTGCTTCTCCGCTTGCTTGATGCACTCAAGCCAGCGGGTCACAATGGGGCGCAGCGGGTTTTCTTCGGCCATGAGGGGCTCCTAATGACTAATGCCCCTACTTGGCTTTCCGGCCTTCCAAGGCTTCCAGCTTCTTCTCCAGAAGGGAGACACGCTCGGACAGCACGGCCTCGGTCGTTTTGGGCCGGTAGTCCCAGAACCCGTATTCCTTCCAGGCCGGGAAGTCCAGTACGCCAGGGTCGGCCATGTGATGGACGCTGAACCGATCCGTGCCACCGCCATTGGGCGTCAGCACCCAAAGCGTCACCGTCCGGCTAGAGACATCTGTCACCCACGCCACCTCGGGTCTCGCACCCTCATGGCGGTAGTAATAGACCTGATCGCCAAGCATCGTCTTCGGCATCACATATTCCATCGTTTCGGTCGTCATTGCTGCATCGCTCCTTGGGGGGCTAGGTAAATCGCACCATCGTCATCGGACTTGCGTTCTCGCCTCCGCTTCTCGGCCAAGTACTTCACCCACCAGGGCTCGGGGCCCCATGCCTTGGGCGGCGGGTGATACTTGGGCTCAAAGGCACAGAGGTACTCAAGCGTCTGGCAGGCATGCACGTCTCCTCGCGTTTGCGGGGCGTCGGTGACAAACACCTGACCGTTGACCGTCGTTGTCTTCTTGCGATACCGCCGCATCTCGCGGACAAGGTTGGGGCAAGAGCCTTCCAAGATTTTGAGCTTGGTTGTCCCGTCGCCTTTGATGTGCAGCAACTGGCGAACGAGGGCCGTGCGGGCTGGGATGTCGTCGGAGCCCGGAATGAACCCAAACCCAGTGAGCTGGGCCTTAATGTTCCGCTTCTTCAGCTCCTCCGTGTACAGCTCATGCGGCAACCGGCCTGAGCCCAAGTCCCGGAGCAAGCCGCCGTGCATGTCCATGATCATGGCATGGATGTGCTGGTCCTTGACCTTCTCTGCGAACTGCTCGCCCCAGATCAGGGCGTTGGCGTTGCGGATGTACAGCTCGTCATAGATCAGTAGGAATCGCTCGTCTGGCGGCACGGCCGCGAACAGGCTCGCCATCACCGCATGGCCTGGGTCGATGGAGACATAACGGGTCCAGTCGGGCGGGATCTGGCCGGCGGGGAGATTGTCTCGCGGGTAGCTGTGGACCGACAGATTGAACGTCGGATACATCAGCGTCGACTCGGTGGTGAACTCACCCTCGGCACGCATTCGCAGCTCGTCCTGCCCGAGAGCCGACCACCGTTCGATGTTCTTCCGCTTTTCCTCGTCGTCGATATGGGCGTTGTCCAAGAACCGGAGAACGAACTTCTTAATGATCGGCTTGTCGGCGGCCTCCTCCTCGGCCTTCTCGGCACGCTCGCACAAGCCAAGAAGCGCATCGTTCTTGCTCCACGGCATAGCCGACCAAACGAAGCGGCCCTTGCGGTCAGAGAGGCGGGCCTGCATCTCACCCACCCACCGCTCGTTGTTGATGTCTTCGTCGATGTGGACGAGGTCGGCTTGGAAGCCCTGCGGCGGCTCGCCTTCACTGGAGAAGCAGTAGATCGTCCAGCCGTTGGTCAGCTCGCACTTGTTGAGGTAGCCAGCGTTCTTCTGCGTCCACGCCATGTCTTTGATGAGCCGAGGCGGGATCAGCGGAGGGCAGGGCTTCGACTCACGCTTGCGATGGGCGTCGGCCCCGGGGCGGTAGGCACGCCACTGCTGCGTCTCCTCGTCGCGGATCATCCGGAACGCCCCGGCCTTAAACAGCATCGGGTACACCACCATGCCGATGTGCTGCCAGTTCTTGCCGATGATCACCAAGTTCCCGTTTTCCTTCGGGTACTTGTCATAGGGGTCTGAGCCCGTAGCGGCGCGGGCATCCTCCACAAACGAGCAGGCCGATTTTCCGGATCTGTTTCCGCCGATTACCAGCCTTTCAGATGCCATGCACTTGTGAAACTCTTCCTGCAACGGCATCGGCTCGTACAGCCGCAACGCCTCAATGCGGCGCTGGGCCAGCTCCGACTGGGCGTCCTTGAGCTGGGCAATCTGATGGGCCGACAGCCCGTCAGATGCCTGAGCCTTCGGGACCAGCGGCGGCGGAATCTGCGGATGTCTTGGTCGTCGCATGACGCTTCTCGGTGAAGTGGCTACAGAAATCATTCGCCGCCACTATCGGCCACCCGTCCGACTGCGGTGTCAGGTGACACGTTCCCGTCATCGGCGGGTACTGGGTCTTCACTGCTGGGTACATCAAGAACCACTGGCAGTCTTTGCAGTTCATCTCGCTTCTCCTGGAGCTTGACGCTCAACGCGGCCTCTAAGACCTGTCGACGGATCTCCGCCTCCAGCTCTTCGTCGGTCATCAGATCGAACGGTTTCTTCGCCCCGCCCATGGCGGTGTTGTTCTGGACCAGCCGCATCACCGAGTCCAGCATCTTGGTGCGGAACGCTCCGCCCACGGGCGAGTCGTAGTACTGTTTCATGTAGGCGTTGGCGAACCCACGCACGCCACCGAAGTACTCCATGAGCGTCTCAAGCAGCTCGGAGGAGTGGGGGATGTTGGCGCCGCCGATGCGGGCCGCCGCGACGAAGAGATCGACGCCGCCCTTCTCAATCTGGTCCAGCTTCTTGTTTCGCTTGACCTTGCGCCCCTTCCGCTCCTTCTTGTTGCGGCACTTGCGACACCGGGCGTGAAAGCCGTCCTTGCTGCGATGGTAGTAGGTAGCGGTGGCAGGGTATTCGACCCCACAGTCGATGCACTTCTTAGACTGTTCCAACAGCCCGCACGGTAAACGGCCCCTTGGCCGTTGTGATGCAGTTAGGGGAGTTCAGATCAACGAGTTTGACGTTGGGGTCGTAGCCGGCGTCCCAGGAGTCCTTGAGTTTGCTGGCCACGTTCTTGGCTTCGATGAAGACCGGCTTGCCGACACAGAGCGGCTTCCAGTGCCCAGCCCACGCAGACCAGTTACAGAAGACCGGATTGTATCCCAGCTTCTGCGTGCCAACCAAAGAAAGGTCTCGCGTCTGTGTAACATCTTCGGTACTGGCTTTCTGGGACTGGTACTTGTCGGGGAACTCATAGTAATACCACGGCTTGTCGGCGGTCGTCTTTGGCTCGGTCAGCTCAAAGCACCGCATGTCGTACATAATCAGGCCCGTGGGCAGGGCGGCACATTCTTGGATGCCATCCAGCTTGGCGGCCGTGTGACGGTCGTACATCTCCAACTGGAAGTCGGGATTGACGTTATCGCTCCGCATGTTCTGCCAGCGGAACACGTACACGCACTCATGCGGCGGCGGGCCACAGTACGGAGCCCCGATGCACACCGGTCCCTTGGGGTAATGGTCGACGAGGAAGTCGAACGAGGACTGGAAGAACGGCTTGGCCAGCGGGTCCGTGCCGGCATACATGTCCGGCTTCATGTCGGAGTCGATCATCACCAAGACATCGACGCCAAACTCTCGGGCCATGAGAACGGCCCGGTTGCGGGTCATGGTGATCGGCGTATCGGCAAGGTTCCAGATGCGGACGTTTTCGACTCGCTGGTCCTTGGAGATGGCGGCGACGAGGGGGGTCATCCACTCGCGAATGTCCGGGTGTTCCGAAGAAATCCCGCCATTACCGCCATAGCTGAACGTACAGAAACCGACGTTGAACTTCTGGATCATAGTCACCTCGGGGGAGAGTGATAGTGTAACAGATTACTGTACGGCTGTCAACCGAAGAGTCCGGCCAGCGGGTTCGCCCATCCTCCGCGCACCATGTCGCCCGCTTGGCCCCACATGGCACCGAAGTCTCGGCTCGGCTGGTAGAACTGCGGCGCCTCGCCTCGCCCGTAGACGCCCGACTGCGCCGACTGGCGACCACGTTCCTCGTTGAGCCTTTGGATGAAAGCATCACGCTGGGCGAAGAACTGCTTCGGATCGTACGAACGACCGTCGAAGCCGGTCATGGTCGTCTGAAACTCAGACGGCCGAGGAGTCGGAGGAGGGGCGTCCGGCTGCCTGCGAGTGGTGCGTTCCGCCATGGTCTCAAAGACCATCGGCTGCATCGGGTTGTATGGGGTGCCTTGGGGCTGTGGCTGGATGGGCTGGGCGGGGGCAGAGGGGCTCTTGTACACCTCTCGCGGGTCCATCCCCGCATTCCAGTACACGTCGCCTGGGGCGTCGGCAGGGCGTGGCGGGGGGGGAGACGACGTGGACCCTCCAGTTCGCCAGTCGTAGTATTTGGTGAACACGCCGTCCCATTGCGCAGAAGCAGGGCCTGCGCCGCCCTGCGGTCCTTGGCCGCTGGGCCGGGCAAGACGGTAGCCGTCGTCACTGTACATTCGATATGGCTTGTCCCCAGAGCCGTTGGCACCACCGGCCGTGGGGGCAGGCGACGGAGGCCGTGGGCCAGTGCTTGGCATCGCCCCTGGGTTGCGGCGCTGCCAGTCGGCGTATGCCTCCGCCATAGGAGTGCCGCCGGACGGCTGCGGCTTATAGGCGTCCATGTCTGGAGCCTTGGTCGGCGCCGGGCTGCTTGTCGGTCCCTTGAGCGTCTTGCCCTGGGGCTGCATGACCGGGGCGAGCGTGGCAGGGTTCCGGCCAGCAGGAGTCTGGATGTTCTGCCCACGGTTGCCAAAAAGGCGCGTCTGGAACTGTCGGTAGGAGTCTCCGGCGGCCTGTCGCTGCTGCTGCGTCATCCCGGGCAGAGTCTGCATCACCGATCCTCCTGCGTCACTGAGTCGGTCCCTACGCCCATGCCGTACAGCATCCGCAGCCGCTCCATGTCCTCAGAGGAAAGCGACTGGCGGGCCTCCGCGATCAGTTGGCGGAGGAAGTCCAGGTTTTGAATGGCTGGTGCGTCCATATGTGAGAAACGCCGCCGGCAGTGTGACCTACCGGCGGCGCCCCCGATTGCCCGCGAAGGGCGTATTAGTACTTGGTGTCGACGACGGCAAGGACAGCGGTGCCAGTGGTGGCACCGACGCTGCACGCACGGCCGATCACGCCAAGCTCGGCGTTCCCGACGTTCGACGTGGCAGCACTGACCGTGCTGGGACCGACGCGGCCCGCTGTGGTGGCTCCAGCCGACGCGGCAGTCACGCACGCGAGCCGGTCACCCACCGCAACGTCCGTGCCGGACAGGGCGACCGCAACTTCGGTCGGGCCCTGCACCGTCACCCAAAACACATCGTTGGCAGCCACGCCGCCAGCCGGAAGATGCTCGTCGACCACGCCAACGAACTCCTCGTTGGTCACGGCCGCGTAGCCCTTCACTTCCTCAAACACGGCCGGTCCCGACGTGGTGGTGTCGAACTTGACAACCCGCTTCGGAAGCAGCGCCGCACCCGAGGTGTTGCGAACCGCCACGCACGTCTTCAGACGATTGCTGCGAATCACGCCCGTGGTGGGGTCAACGTCCGGGAAGTGCTTGATAACACCCACCCAGTTGCCGCCGTCAGTGGCCGAGGACACACCGAGCGTCTGGCCAAGAGCGAACGGCGGATCAGAAAGCAGACTCATGTCAATTTACCTCTCTTGTTATTAGGCCAGGGCCGCAAGTTTGAAGAAGTTGCGCGGCGTCTTGAACTTCAAGTTGCCGAGCGTGCTTACTACATACCGAAATTGCTGCGTTTGTTCGTCGTAAAAGGGCCCCTCACTGACCATCAACTGGTTCTCCATGCAGAGGAGCTCCATGTTGCCGATGGCCAGACCGTAGCCGGTGTTGGCGGGCACCGAGTTCTCGCCCGAGATTTCAACACCGTCCAGCTCAAACACGTCGGTGAAGCCGTAGCTCCGCAGACCGTTCGTCCGGCTGACGATCACCCGCTCCTTGGCGTCCAGCGTGTTCAAGAAATCGATGAACAGCCGGCGATCTAGGAGGACCATGTCGATCTGGTCCTCGGCCGAGTCGTTGCGACGAGTCTGGTGAATCGCTTCACGCACAGCCTTCACGCAGTTGGCGGCCCAAGTGCTGCCACCGAAGTACGTGCTGGTGTGGTTAACGATCACGGGAGAGTAAAAGTCAAATTCACTGTCAGCTTCGCCATTCGGCCACACGCCCGACTTTTGCGAGCCGCCGTAGGCACCCAGCACAGTCGACAGACCGGCGTAGGTGTCGGACGGATACGCAAACGGGTCAGCCGCGTTGGCCGTCCGCTGGGCGCCGGTCGACACATTGACCGTGCCGTTGGTGCCCATGAACGACTCAATGCCATGGAACCGCAGCTCGTTGCCAGCAGCGTAACCATCGATGGTCCACTCCTTGGCGAGGTACTGCTCCATGCTCGTCAGGAGACGCTGGCTCATCTTGCCGGCGACGTTGACAAGCGCCTGAGCCGAGCGGTTCTCAAGCATTTCCTTCTTGTAAATGGCGTCTGTAACTTGGGCGCCCCGGTACTCAAGCTCCGCATTCTTCCAGAGATTCTGGCGTGCGAAGGAGCGAGGAGTCTCGCCGTTGTTACCAGACGGCGTGTGATTTCGGTACTGGATTTCCCAGTCGAAACCCCGGCCGCTCATGTTAGTGCGGATGTTACCGGAACCTTCCAGCGCCGCAAACACCTTGTACTTGCGAAGGCTCGCCACCTCCTCCTCACGGAGATGGTTGACGATGGTCGTCGCAATGGAACGTGCCCAATCAGTCGAACTTGCCATCAGATCACTCCATCAGTTACGAGTTGGCTTTTCAGCCTCTCTTCAAAGCTCATCCTCTGGCGCGGTGCCCGAGGCTCTGTAGTTCCAGCACTCCGGTTTGGAGTGCGTGTTGCACGCTCCCGAAGGAACTGCATGTTCGATTGCGCCACCGGATCAGCCGGTGGGGCGGGTGGCGGAGGAGCCGCTGGCGGGGCGGCAGGCGGCACGGCGGGAGCCTGCTGCATCTGCTGGTACCGCAGGTTGAGCAGGTCACGCTGGAGCATGCCAGTGGCAAACTGCCAGCGGGCCTTCGGGTCTTGGATGCCAATCTCGGCGGCCTGGGCGATGTAGCCCTGGATGGCCCGACCCTCGGGCGTGACCTGCCCCTGCTGGTCGTACAGCCAATCGGAGTTCTGACGCTCCAGATCCTGCACGTAGTTCTGCGCGGTGTACTGGCCGAGCTGCTGCTGAACAAGCTCCTGCGCCTTCTGCATGGCGACCTGTTCAACGAACGGCTTCAGAGTATTTTCCGGATCAGTGACAAGCTTACGGGCGAAGTTGGCCGTGTAGGCTTGGTACTCGCGGAGCCGCTGGGCGGCGTCGAACGGAGCGTCCGGAGAAATAATTTCCTTGCCAGTCTGCGGATCACGGACGATGAAGTTCTTCCAGTCGTCTTTGATCTCCGGAGGAGCCCACCACTTCGGGGCCTCCGGCTGCTTGGGCTTGCTTGCTTCGGCCTGCGCCCGCTGCCACTCCGAGAACGCCTTCTGGTTCTTCAGATACTCTTGGGCGTAGGGAACGATTTGCTGGTACTGCTGGAGCTGCCGCTGGCTTTCGATGTAGCCCTGCTTGGCGCGGTACAGATCCTGAGCGATGGACAGGTCGTCGGCCTGTGAGTACTCGGGGAGCGCTTTGAAGGCCGCCCACGGAGTTGCAAAACCACTGCCCGAAGATGCTTCCGGCTGTGATTCCGTAACAGGCGCGTCGGCAACCGGAGCCTCGGGGGCGTCAACCGGCGCGGAATTCTGGAGGTCTTCTTCTGCCATGTTCACCTAGCTCCTTCGCGGGTAAGGGGGGTCTAGGGAACTAATGCACGGCTAAGTGCAGGTTTGTTACCGATTTACGGCGGCGCTACTGCTGCTCCTGCATCGCACCAGCAGCCATCGGGGCAAGAAGCCCATACTTTCGCAGGATGCGGATGGAGTCTTCGGTGCCGGGGTACATCACGTACACCCCAGTGCCCACGTCCATCCCCGGCACGCCGGCGTCGAAAAGTTCCCTCGCCGCTCGGTCGCCGCCAACGGCATCGAACATCTTGTGGTCAACGCCTAGCCCAGCATCTTTGGCAAAGGCGTTACGCAGGAGCCCGTACACCTCCTTGCCCTTCATCATGTCCGGATACTCGTCGGCAAGCGCCAGTAGCTCCATTCGCTCGTCTCGGTCCTTCACGCGGCCAAACACGCCCCGCAGGCGTTCCAGCACATCTGGGCTCACCGGCTCGTCGTAACGCAGGAGTGCCTCTCGCGGATATTCGATATCCACTTCGTACGTGCGGCCCACCTTGTGCGGCAACTTGCCGTACAGCGACAGCGTCTCCTTGTCCAGCCGATCCAACACTGCGAACGTCTCGTCGTCGGCTGGGCCTCGCAGACCCAGCACGCTATCGGGGCCGGGGTCGACGCTGCGCTCGTCGAACAATTTGTTGTATTGCCGCCGAAGCTCTTTGATTTTGTCAATGACGGCCTGGGTTTCCGGATCGCGATAGACGCCGGGGCGAAGGTCTTCTCCAGATGGCAGAAACTGCTTCGTCTTTGGCTCGGCATCGGCAAAGTACCCGCCGCGACCATACATCTGCTCCCCAGCGCCCTTGCCCATGTGTGTCGAAAAGTCAAACCTGTCAAAGTCGTACGGGCTGGCGTGGTACGCACGGATGGTCTGCCGTACGGCGTCTCCGAGTTCATCGGCGTACTGACTAACGGGCATAGCTCGGCTCCGGACTGTTGCGAAGACGCCGGATCGTTTCTCCGGCTTCGTCGACTAGATACGTTGGGGCGCCTCGGCCGTAGGCGGCAGCATCTCCAGTACGGCCCAAGAGGCGCAGCACATCGTCGGCCCGATTGGCCACTGCTCCCGCCATCTTCAGCGGCATGACGGGGGCTACGTATCCCAGCGGCCCAGCGATAGGGGCGGTGATCCAGGTCTCGGGATCAGTAAGCAGATCGAACGCCATGATGCTGGTTGGCGACACGCCGTTCTTCGCAGCCCGAGGACGCCAGTCATCTGGAGAGCCGGGTGTGCCGGCGGCTGCCATCGGAGCCAATCCGGCGACGGGAGTCCGCATGGCAAGGCCAAGAGCGTTGCCGTAGTTGCCGGAGTTGGCCTCTTGGACCGCACGCAGGCCGGTGTCACGCATCCGCGAGCCAAACGCCAATGCGTAGTTGACGGCCGCTTCCTCGGCATCAAACGCTTCAGACGAACGACGGGGCGACAGCTCGTCCATCACCATCTCCATCCGCAGGGCCCGAGGGTCAACAGTAACCCCGCGCTCCTTGTCCCAGATGGGCTCGTCATGCATGGAGCGGAAGGCTTGGTAGAAGGGCGACGAGGTCTTCTCGTTCCACTTGGCCCGCTGGTATTCCAAGTCCTCCAGCCGCCTGTCCGGCGAGCCCCACATCCAGTCAGACCATGTGTCAGCCATCAGCAGTTCCACGCTCGCAGGGACTTGTTGATCCGTGAGTCGGGGTCGTTGGCCGTCTCCTTGCTGGTCAGCTTTTCCTTCATGCCCTTCATCCTGGCACAGAAGGAATCACGCCTCGGGCCGCCCTCCGGCTGCGGGGCCTTGAGGTTCGCCCCATGCTCGCGGTTGTAAGCGGCGCGTCCCTTGGCGTTCAGCCCGCCATCGGGATCTTGGCCTTCCTTGCGGGTCCACAGCCCAGCCCGCAGCTTGCGGATCTTGTCACCGTCCCTGTCCATCAGCCAGCCCTCTCCACGCCCATTGGGGTTACTGCAAAACTCTTGGAAGGCCCGCCGGGGCCGCTTGGGTACACAGTCACGTTGGTAATTCCCTGCTGCCACAAAGGGGCGCCGATCTCGGCCGCCTTAGCCAGCTTCTTGGCCTCTTCCCCCCGCACCATAAAGTCCCTCACGCGGCCCTGTTTATTGACGACGACGTGGACCGACAGGCCGCCAGATCGCAGCTTGCGGATCTTGTCGCCATCAGAGTCCATCACTCACCCTTCCGTCACAAAGAGATCGAAGTCTTCTACGGGCTCTGTGTCGTCGATGTCGTATACCCACGGCCAGAGGTACATCAGTACTGCCCAGGGAGAGACGCGGGGCGTTGAGACCTCTGGACCTCCGGGCTGATGAAGTAACTCGGGTGCCGTTTGATGAGTTCTCGGATCTGCTCCTCGGTTGTGCCCGCTGGGAAATACAGACCGTCAAACCCTCCGCCCAACTGCGGGTTGCCGCGATAATACTTCTCGGGGTGATACGTGCGAGGGCTCGCCAGCCGCTGCTCCTCGGCCTGACGCGCTACGGCGTCGGCCTCACTAGCAAAAGGGTTGCCCGGCCAAATGGCCGGCTCGTCAAATCGCCCGGGGTAGTAATTCGGCATTTTCTTCTCCGTGTTAGACCGGCTCGTAGGTTTCGTAGAACCCACCGCCTCGGCCGTCGTTTCTCTTTACCTTCTTGAGCAGTCCGCGGGACACGGCCATGTCCTGTTGCATCTGGCGGTTCTTGGCCTCCTCCTCCTGCTCCATAGCGAGCTTCCTGAGCAGGTAGTCGTACTTCATCTGTTCCGACTGCTGGTCGGCGGCGAGTCGCCGCATCTCACGCATCTGAGCGACCCGCGAGTCGTTCTCTCGGCGGTGAGCGGCCATGGTGGCGTCGGCAAAACCCTGACCGTCGTTGCCGAGCATCGGCGGGAACATGAATCCTCCTTGCTGGACGGGGCTGCGGATGCGTTGGGCCTGGGCCAGGGCCTCGTTCTTCTGCTCGGGCGTCTCGGGCTTCTTCTTGGGCCGCGTGCGACCAAATCCCTCACCCTCGTCGTCCGGATCTAAGAACAAAGCCATCGCAAGTCTCCCTACTTGCTATTGGCCTTTTTCTGCCAACGACGGACAGCCATCTTCACCAGCTTCCGGCCAATGACCCTCAGAAACGGCAGCGAGCGGCCTTTCGCCGTCTCCTCCATGACATCGACGATCTCCTCAATGTGATCCAACGATGCCTCACCCCACTCGTTCATCTGGGCCGCCATCTTGTTACATTTGCACGTTGGCGAGGCATGGATGCCTACCGTGGCCAAGAGGGCCTTTAGCTCGGAGCCGGGGCCGGGCTTGTCGATGGCCTGTTGCGTTACGAACCCAGGCTTGGCAACCCGGGGATAGTCCGGATGGTCGACATCAATCGTCCACTGGTCACCGTCTTGGGAAACGACACAGCCCATCACCTCTTCCAGCGTGTAGCCACGCTCACGGCACCGGGCCTCTAGGTACTTCTTGTCGCAGGTTGTCATGGGAGGGGGTTCAGCGTGAAGGTGCCATTGGCGTTGATGGTGACCGTGGCGACATTGGTTGTGGCACAGCCGTTCTGCGATCCCGGGCTCACGGACAGCGTTTGCTCTGTCGCATTGTCCCCGACGCACTGAACCCGCACCGTGACGTTTCCGCTGCCGCCGGCCGGCGTGTACCATCCGGCATTGAGACTCACGGTCGTCGATCCGCTCCACTGGTTTGCAGCCAAGGCGGCGCCAAACAGGATGGTGACCGTCTCCGCCTCAGACCCGCCCGTGTTGTCCGTCCACCCGGTCATGTACGTGGTCGACGACGCACCGCAGTCGTACCCCACGGTGGTGCCCAAAAAGGTGGTGCCAGTGTCTAGGTCGCTCTGGCCGGTGTTGCTCCAGTCGTAGGTGATCAGGAGAGATTCACACCCGCCACACGGTGTCGCCTGGCACACGCCCGAGCAGCAGTACTCGCCAGCCTGACAGCAGGTGCCCGTGGGCCCACCACAGCAGCACTTGCCTTGATCGCCCTCGGCACAGTCCACGCCACCGCAACAACACCGGCAACAGGCCATGAGACACTCCTACCAACGAGTGCGACACATGGGGGCCAGAGGCTAGAAAAAATGCGGCAACCAACGCGGCGACACGCGGCGACAGACGGGCCGCAGGAAGCGAGAGACACGGGGAAAACCGTATGGGGGCGGAGAGGGTGAAAAAAGTCAGGAGGGGATATGACATGAATACGCTGTCGCGCCGGGGGGCCCTGGGGGTGCCTTTGTGCGTGGTGGCATGATCGGCGGAGTGATCGTAACCCGTTGCCACCACAAGACTTAGTGGCTTCCGCAAGACTCCTCTGGGAAACTGGCGGTTTTCCGTCATGCTTTTGGCGGTTTTCTTTCACGCCTTTCGGCGTCCGCGTGCATTGCCCCCCACGCTCCCCCTCCCGGTCGGCGCAGGAAAAACCCTACCCCCTCGCGAGGGTAGGGTTCGATGGTCGCCGGTCGGCCGTCCAGCCTATCGGCCGCTGAATGCCTCCCGCATGGTGTCGGCCGTTACCCCTGCCGGAATACGCTTCTGGGTTGTCGGCATCGCCCGATTCAGAATCGTACCCCTACGCTGAAAGTTGAACCGCACATACCGGCGTATTTCAATGTCCGTCCGGTCGGCATGCCTCGCCAAAACATCCAGCGTATACCCTACGCTGTTTCGCGTCTTGAACCAGCGGCAACGCTTGTCTGCATAATCTTGCAAAACGGCCGTCATGCCCCCCCGGAGTTTATTCGGGAGGCCCTTCCGGGATCGACGCGCCGAGGCATTTTTCGGCAGCACAAGTTCCCCACTGGCGGATTCAATGGCCGAAACCAGCAACGCAGGATCGGCCGACCTGCTGGCCATCCCTGCCCCCCTAGAATCGTCGGCATCGCGCCGCCGATGGTCTGCTGCCGATCCCTGCGCCTGCCCCGGTTGCCTCCAATGGCGAACGCGGGCCCGTCCGGCATGAAACAACATCGCCCGCAAGTGACGGCCGATTTCCGAAAGCGTAGGGGGGAACAACGTCCGGCCATTCCGGGCAATGTAGTCTAACTCGCGGCCGATCCAGTCGTCAGCCATCCATTCCAGAATGATACTCTGGCGAACATCCTCCCGCATGCTGTCCGGGAGTGGTGTTTCGCCGTTTGCCGATCCGTGCCGATTTAGATAGCGATCTAATCTCGCCAGCACGGATTCAAGGTCGGCCGCTGAAATGGTAACGGGGGTATAGGCATCGTTCATGGTGTCGATCCTCCACAAGTGTGATCGGCCGGGCATCGGCCGCTGGTGTCTAATGTATCATATCGGCCGCTGGTGTCTATACCTTTACTATCGGCCGAAACGAACGCCAAAATATTTTTCGGATTTTCCCCGGGGGGTAAAGGATTACTAAATGGCCAACAAACGCGGCCGACCGCACAATATAACGCGGCCGGACGAACGCGGCCGACCGAAACAACGCGGCAAACGGCCGACGTTTCGGTATGGTGGCGACGATTCTATTCCCCACCATACCCCCGAAAAAAATCTCCGGATTTTCCCCGGGGGGTAAAGGATTACTAAATGGCCAACAAACGGCCCACAACGCGGGGAGAGAACGTATTACTCCTCGCGCATGCGGGCAGGTAAGGAGGTTCATCATGGACGATGATGCCGATGATATCTCTCCGTTGTTCCTTCTCTGGGAGGAATACGCGGAGCAGTTAGAAAACGACATGTCTCAGGTCGATGACTGGGATGATTGGTTCGATGAGGAGTGATTCCATGTACCAGCCCGAGCGGCTGGAGCGGTGGACGATGCCTCGGGATTACTTCGGTGCCGAATGGCCGGAGTACTATTCCGCCGGTGTCGGCCGCTCCAGGGATTCGGACTGCTTGGAGGAATCTAACTTCCACGCCATGCTGGCAGCCCTCGGTGGCGAATCGGAGACCGTCCAGGTTGTCCGTGAGTCACACTGGGCCGTTGGCTGGGTGGAGTGGATTGCCATCCATGAGTCCGACACATGGTCGCTGAAGGTAGCCGATGGGCTGCGGATGCGGCTGGATTCTTACCCTGTCTTGGACGAGGGCGACTGGTCCAACCGGGAATACGAGGAATGCGAACGCGTCTGGTCGGAGTGCTACACCGACCGGGAGCGTATTCGCTACCTGCGTGATCGCGGTGTTACACGCGGCTTCCGTGAACTACGGGCAGCCGTCAATGGCGACTGGCATGAGGCATGCAATCTGCTGCCGTGCCCGTCTGACCTGATCTCCTGAGGAAGCCCGGGGGTGGCGTGGAGTCGATCCCACGCTGCCCCCGGGTAGGACGGTGTCTGAATAGCCCCCTCTGGGCAAAACGCATTCGACGGAGTGCGTAGTCAACGCTGGGAGAGCCGCCACCGCCCGTGCTAGCCGGCATCGGTGGCCTGTAATCCAACCGTTCGCTCAGAGGGTGCTATTCGGCTGCCGTTCGGTAGTCGTTCTCTCTAACGATGAGGTGCTACATGGGTTACCATGTCGCCCGCATCGTCCAAGATGGCGAAGGAAACGCCAAGATTCGCCACGGGATGCAGGACTATAAAGTCTGCACCGTGTCGCTGCTGGCGTCCGATGCTTCGGGGTACAACATGTGCCCCAAGGCATACCCCATCACGCGGTTCCGTGAACTGCGTGCGACGGGCTGGACGCTGGAGGCTATCCGCGAGGATGCACAGAGCAAAGACTTAGCGCTCTGCTCTGTGCCCTGTGTCACCTCCCAATCTGGGCAGGGTGCCATTGGTGAAGTGCCCGAGATTCGGGCCAATCTCACCCGCTGGTACGTGGAGAATCGGGAGGAGTTTCGCAGCCATCTCTTGGACGAGTTGCGGGGCTATGTTCGCCGAGCCGGGGATGCTGTTGTCGCATGCCGGCCAAACCTGGATTCCGATGCTCCTTGGGAGCGGACGATACCCGAGATGTTTGACCTGCCGATCCGCTATTGGGACTACACCAAGGTTTCCAAGCGGCTAGGCAAGGTGCCGGGTAACTATCACCTGACCTATTCGGTCAGTGAGGCTACGACGGCGGAAGACTGGCAGCGGGTCTACGACACGGGCAGTTCCATATCCGTCGTCTTTGACTCCGAGTGGATGCCGAGCGGCAAGCAGCAGTACCACAGGTTCGGGCGGCTTCCTAAGTGGTACACCGACCCGAATGGGTATCGGTGGCGTGTGGTGGACGGGGACAGAACCGACCTTCGGTTCCTGGATCCTGCCCAAGTCTGCGTCGGCCTGAGGTTGAAGGGCCGCAAGTGGGAACGCTGGTTCGCCCGGTGGTCCGGTTTTGCCGTCAGGCTGCCCCGTGCGTTGCGGGGCGTGTTCGGGAACATTCATCCGGCGAATGCCGCGTGAGGTGTGACATGGGGTACACGCTGACGGACTCCAAACTGCGTTCACTGAAGGCCGCCGTGACCAAGGCGCAGAACAGGCGGGATTGGCCAGGGGTGATCATTGCCTGCGACAGGGCAGAATCTGCCTTCCGCAAGCACGGGCACCCGGATTGCTGGGCAGACTTTGTGCGGCATCGGGAAGACGCGGAGGTGCAAATGAAACTGCTGTCGTTTACGGGCCCGATCTTTTCTTAGGAGGTGTGATATGGCGAGCGTGACAAGCCGCCTCGTACGAGCGGCTGACGATCTGCGTGAACTGCGGATCGACCTGCACAACCTAGCGATCCGGCTGCTGGAGGACGATGCGGGCTTGTCCGCTGAGTCTTACTGGCTGCTGGATCAGGTGTTTCAACGGGTAGGCGGGCTTGCAACGCTCACTGCCCGCAAGCGTAACGACGGGCGGTTTTATCTCTCCCCTATGGCACAGGTGACACATGCCGGAACTGACTGACCTGGAGCAGGGCAGGTGCTTTGTCCTGCTCAGTGACTGCGAGACATGGGACACGGTGCAGGACTGCGTGGTGCGGTTCTCAACCGCAGAGCAGGAGGATGATCGGGAATGGGGCGACCGGATCGAAGGATACCGGGATATCTCCATCGAAGAACTGGTGCGGCATTACCTTGCTACAAAGGGGTGAGATATGGCCTACAACGGCTGGACGAACTACGAAACGTGGAACGTCAAGCTCTGGATCGACAACGACCAGGGCGAACAGGAGTTTTGGCAGGAGCGGGCCGAGGACTGCATTGCCAACACGGACGATGACGGGGATGCGATTGCGGCCCTGTCGAACGAGTTGGAGGCGGCGTACGACGAGCTGTACGAACAGCAGAAAATGCCGCCCGGCCCACTGTCCGACATCCTGCGGGCGGCGTTGTCTGAGGTGAACTGGCATGAGATTGCCAGCCATATGGTCGAAGACGCAAAGGAGGTGAGTGATGCGTGACAGCGTGTCCTTCCGTGCCGAGGTGGCGTGCCGTGCTGCGGTGGCGTGGTGTGCCGAGGACATCCAAACCCTGCGGCCAGGGTGGAGCGATGCCGAATGTATCGCGTGGCTGGAGTGGAACGCAGACGTTATCCAGACCCGCATGATCGAACGTGGCTGGGATGTGATCCATGATCTCTTACTGCGGGAGGAAGACGATGCCGCCGCTGAAGATAGGTAGTTATACCCTGCCTGACCCCGATGTTATCGGACAGGCAGAGTACCGTGCGCTCTGGGAACACCTGGATTGCAACATGCTTGATGAGCATTCCGCCACGGCTGTGCCGGAAGCGATCTACATTTTGGAGGAGATGAGAGACTGGTGTGCGTCTTTGATTACCGACATCACACATGGAAACGGAGGTGAGTGATGGCAGAAAAAGTGTACGAGTTTACGTTCATGTGCGTTCAGGCTGCCGAGACATACGAGGAAGCCTTGGAGGCTGCCTTGCAGTACCTGTACGAGCAGCCTGTTGAGCCGACTGCGTGGCGTGAGTTGGGCCAGTCCGAATACGAGGAGGTGAGCAATGCGTGAAGATAGCGTGCAGGTGGGGCGGTTCGACGTGCATGGCGCGTCGTTCGTCCTGTGCCGGGTGAGTTACAGCAAGGGGCGCGGGTACTTCTTTGCCGCTGATCCATGCGAAGACATGGGCGACGGTGTGATCTCCATCAACCTGGGTGATGTCTATCGGGCGGGCAGGCTGGAGCTACTGAAGGAGGCCAAGCGGTTCTCGCAGAAGACCTTCGATGAACTGGCAGCCAAGTGGCGTGCGGCGTGTGATGCCGAGGCCCCGGAAGTCATGCGACATGTGGCCGAGGTGACCGAGCGAATGAAACCGGAGGTTCCCCATGTGCCCTCAGTGTAACTGCTGTGAGGTGGCCTGGGCTGCCCCGCTGGGATCGTTATTCCATGCCTGCTGTAGGGCATGTGGATGGGTGTATACTACGGACCCCGAGGAGGTGTGTGATGAGGTCCATGACTAGCGATTACCTGCTGTCCATACCCGGGCAGTATGCCGTGCGGATAGAGGCCATGCTGCATGACCGGCTGGAGCAAGCGTTCCAGGCAGCCCGGTCTGAGCAGGAGCCGGTGCTGAAGAGTGAACTGTACAGCGAGGCCGCCATGTATGCGGACATGCTGGTGTGCTTTGCCGAGGCCGAGGAATGCGAGGAGGTGAGCGATGCCAACGATTGAACTGACAGACGAGCAGGCGGAGGAGTTGAAAGACTCTCTCAGCCATGACATCGACTACTATGACCGTGAGATTGCCAATGCGGAGAAGACTGGCGACGAGGACATCATCATGTTCCGCCATATCCGCTCCGTACTGTCCGACATCCTTCACCTACTGGAGATTGCGTGATGGCACATACACCTGGGCCTTGGTACGTGGGTAAGTATGGAGACAACGACGCCGACGTCTGTGCCGAAGGCGGGCCTGTTATCTGTGCGATGCGAGGAGGGGCGGCGGAGCCCACGGACCCAACGTCCGACGATGACGCAGCCCTCATTGCCGCAGCCCCAGACTTGCTGGACGCGCTTCTGTCGTTTGTGGAACTAGACGCGGACGGCAGCCTGCATATCGACGGCAGCCCAGCGACAGAAGACCCGGTGATCACCGCCGCCAAGCGGGCCATCGCCAAGGCAGAAGGGAGGCACCATGCCGACACTTGACCTGACCGAAGCCGAGGCCGATGCCGTGCGGTGTGCCCTGTCGGTTTTTGCCGACCGCATGGGGCAGTGCTACCGGGCAACACAGCACCCAGACTACGACGACCAAGAGCGACTGTGCGATGCGGTGGTAGAGAAACTCAACAGGGCAGAAGGGAGGGAGTGATGGCACATACACCTGCACCTTGGTGGATTGATGAGGACTTAGACTGTCTCTGCATCTGCGATGGCGAGGCCAATGAGTTTGGCGAACGCGAGGAGATCGCAGTGCTGTACACCAACCGCCCATCGCTTCGGGCGGTACAGCCAGCTAACGCCCAACTCATCGCAGCCGCCCCAGACCTGTTAGCTGCGCTGAAGCAAGCGGTCACTGCGTTGAACGTGGCCAAGCGCTTCAAGGTTCAAGACACGGACAGCTATCAGATTGCATCCGCGTGCGATGCAGCGATTCGGAGGGCAGAGGGGAGGACCGATGGTTAACTTGCAACTAACGCTAGATCAGTACACTTACCTGCGGCATGCGGTAAGGCGTGACCTGGACACACTGGAGGAGATGGAGGCGTGGGAGATCGATGACAACGGTCCCGGGCATGAGCGGGAGATCCGGCGCTGCAAGGCACTGGCCAAGCTGCTGGATAACGTGGAGCAAGAGCAGGTGATCCTACACTAGAGGGCAATTCGTTCCGGCTGTTTGGGCCTCGGCCCCGAAGGACGACACGGGTGGCGGCGATGCCGGATAGCCGCCACCTATTTTTCTTGGAGGTAAGTGATGAGTGACAGGCAAAAGCTGGCGGCGCTGATCGCCGCAGCGAGGGGCGTCAATGACGCGGTGATGCGTGACCCTGGCGGGTTCTGCGTGGAAACTCTCCACGCTTTGGTGGCTTTGTGTGAGGCAGCAGGATTGCCGGACTGCTCCGGCGTGACAGCCGTAACCGACTGGGAAATCAGCGGCGAGGGCGAAGAGAACGTGCGATTCTTTGGGGCTGGCGCCCATGTCGACGCCGAGCAAAACTAAGGAGGCAGCAGATGACGAGAGCATTTCCAACCGATGAGTACTATGACGAGCGGCGCATCGGGCAGCATGAGGGCATGGAACTACGTGATTTCTTTGCCGCCCACGCGATGGCCGGACTTCTCGCGCCGAATGTTCCGTGGGACGAGCAATCGGTTCCTGTGTATGCAGAAATGGCATACGAATACGCCGACGCCATGCTGGCGGCGCGGCGGCGCAAGGGGTCCAAGGCATGAGCGACTGGATCAGTTTCTTCGACAGACTGCCAACGGCTGGGCAGACGATCTACTACTACGGACCAGACATCGGCGTGTGGCGTGGCGCATACGCCTACTCGCCGTCCGATCCCGTGTCTCCGCACCTGATCCACTGTGGCGAATCGCCAGGAGTTGCAGATCGCATGGACGCTCCATGGTGGCAACCGTTTGATGGCCAGGACAGGCCGTCCGCACCAGAAGCTCCGTATCCAAGCAACTACCCGGGAGGTGAGTGATGGTCGCAGCGTGGATGGTTAGGGGCTACATGCTGGAGGGTGAGCGCCTGTACTTCGATGCGGCGAGGAGGGTGGAGAACTCACCCAAGCTGCGGCCGTACAAGGACATCATCCTTGGTGACTGGCCGGAGGGAGACGATCACCTGCGTTGGGTGATCGAAGCCAAGGTGAGTGAGATTGTGGCGTGGGCTAAACAGATACGGGAGGATAGTGAATGACAGACAGTGAGATCATGCAGGACTTGTTTGATACGTTTGAGGTGACCAACAAGCTCAACGCCATCGTCGGCGTGGAGAACTTCTTGGCGGCTCGGCATGCCTTGCTAGACCTGGGGCCCAAGGCCGACACGCCAGCCGTGCAGGTCATGTCCTGCTGCAAGATGCTGTACAAGGCCATCGGTCCACGCCTCTTCAAGTCCTTCGTCACCTTGGAGAATGTCGCCCCGAGCGAAGGGCTGGATGATGTGTGGAGCCACTGGTGTCCGCTCCCGCCGGACGTTGAACTGCACAAGCAGGACTATCCGGCCGGCACGCTGCCGCTGTGGAGCAACGGTTCGTCGGTTGTCTTTGCCAGACTTGTGACAGACAAGCACGGCAATGAGGAGTTCGATTTCGCAGTAACCAAGTAAGGAGTATCACTATGGACAAGGATGTCCCAATGATTCTTGAGCTGGTGGTGGTGGTGATTCGCATTGTCTTGGAGGTGATTCGATGAGTGAACTAGCAGATTTCTTGGTCGGCTCGGCCGGGGTGATCCTGGTCCTGTGGTTCTCGTCACGCGGTGGGTGACACCATGATCTACGGCTATGCCCGTGTGAGCACGGACGAGCAGTCGGATTCGATCACGGCTCAGGTTGCCACGCTGAAGCGGTTCCTTGCCGAGTCAGGCATGGAGTCCGGAGGCGTGTTCGCAGATGAGAACGTGTCGGGCTCCGGCATCTGGTTCCGGAACCGGCCGCAAGGGAAGCGGGTGTACGACGCCTTGGCCCCGGGCGACATCTTGGTCGTCACGGTGCAGGACAGACTCACCCGTAACCTTGCGGACTGGGCCACCATGATGGAGGCGAGGAGGAACATCGGCTGGCAGCTATACATCCTCCAGGCGGGCCGCTACATCCAGAGTCCCGAGGATGAGATGGTCTACGGCATGCTCGCCTGCGTGGGGGCCTATGAGCCCAGGCGTACCAGCGCCCGGGTCAAGGCCGTGGCCGAGCATCGTCGCAAGCACGGGCTACCCTATGGCCCGAGCCGCCCGGTCGGATGGCAGAGCAAGGACGGGCAGTACATACCCCTGCCGGCGGAGCGGGCCATTGCCGACGAGGCGTTACGACTGCGAGAGCAGGGCGTTACTTACCCGGCAATCGCTTTGCGGTTTTGTCACAAGGGCTACAGGAAGCCTGGGCGTTCCGCCCGGTCGGCTGGCTGGTACTCCCCCGTAGATGTACGGAGTCTTTGTCTCGCGGCTGGAGCCGGATATCCAAAGATTCCGCGATCCGTTTGGAAAGTTTCTGCGACCGCAGAGAAGCTATGCGCAGAGGTATCTGGTGGTCCTCGGCCAGCTTCCGCAGCGTCGATCCCCGCATGAAGCGATCCCAGGCCAGCTCCTGATCCTCATCGTCCAGCTCCTCAATCGCCAGCCGGACATGGTCCAGCTCGTCGAACATGGGCTTGAGATCAGCCGCCTCTTCCAGCGTCAGCTTGGTTTCCGCTGGCTGCCTCGTCTCCTTCTTGATCCACTTGAGCATCCCGTTCAGCATGGCCCTGGCGAAGTAGGCTTTCGGATACGGAAGCTTGGTTTTATCGTACGTTCGGGCGGCTTTCGTCAGAGCTAGCAGACCTTCGGCCTCCAGGTCATCGACGAACAGGCCCCGCTGCCACGCCGGGCGGGACTGGACAAAGTAGCGGGCGAGGATCTTGGCGAGCGGGAAGTACTCAGCCGCCAGTGCCTGTCTTGTTTTTGAGAGCTTCGATCTCTTTCTCATGGTGATCTAGCCGGGCCTCATGGTTCTGAATGGCCTGATGCAACTCTTGCACCAGCTCTGGCAGGTGTTCGACCGAGGCGGCGATGATCGCCACCTTGGTGTGTATAGAGACCGCCCACGGAATGACGGCCGCCGCCACCGAGATCAACACCAACCATGCTTCTGCCTCCAAGCTCATTCGTCTTCCCTCCCGACCATCATCAACAACATGAGACCCGCATACGGATGCAGCCGACCATCGGCCACATGCTCGCGTATGATCCAGGTCGCTCTCTCTTGTTCGTCATCGGGGTACTGGTAAACGTGTGTGTGTCCGTCGATCACGGCGATGAGTCGATTGCATCGAACGCCTCCGCTCTCAGACGGCTGACCCCATGCCGACGATTCAATATCCATCGTTCGATCCACCGTGCGATGAGCGAAGCCAAGAGGGGGAGGACGAAGGCGATGAAGAACGGGTTGAGCGTGGGGTTTCTGCGTCGGTACTCTTCGATGATTCGGTGGGCATAGGTGCTGTCGGGCTCGTCCGGCGCAAGCATGATTGCCACCAACGCCACGCCCCTTGCACGTCGACTGAGTCGTTCGGTTCTCGTTGCACGGATCGCACGCTCCGCTATCGCTTCGGCTTCAGTTCGCATTTGCCATCCGGGCAGGCATGGAGTTTGGCGGGCGGGTGATGCACGGCACCCTTCAGCTTGCACTCGCAGTCGGGCGGGCAGGGGCAGGGGGTCTTGTGACCGTCGCCGTGGGTGATCATGCCGTTGACGCAGAGGCCGCAGCACTTGCCCGCGTCGGGGTTCTCCATGCGGGCCGTGTTCACAACGAACGCAGCCTCGGCCGCCACCACGGGGCGGAGGTCTTGGGGCTCCGGCGAGATGAGCCGGCCGATGAACAAGAGAACTTCACTCACCATGCTTCAGCATTCCTATGGCGCCGTAGTCGGGCAGGTGTTGAGGCGGGTAGCCGTCGATTGATCCGTACACCCAGCAGTCACCCGAGCGGACGCAGACATCGAAGTCTTCGTCCGACGTGACAATCATGCCGGGCACTTGGGGCGGGTAGTCCTTGGGCCAATCCTTCACGGGCTGGTTCCATGGACCCCAGCTATTGACGATGAACCAGACACGGAAAGGCCAGTGTTCCTTGGTGTCGTCGTAGCCAAGGATGGCCATGTCATGGTTCCAGCCTTTGGCCGCTCGCTCATGCGCGTTGCGTCGGCCAGGGGCGGCCTGCCATGCGGCGTACTGCCCAGAGTGGGCGGCGTAGCCGTTGTACAAAGCGTCTAGCAGATCGTCTTGGGACCGGATCAGCGTGATGCGGCCGACGTTGTTCTGCTTGCAGAGGTCTTGTACCTCTTGTGGTACACCCGTTCGCCCCCAGCGTGCGCCGAGGGAGCCGTTGTACTTGGAGAGATCGACAACGTCGTAGTCATGGCGGGCCAGGAAGCCGACATCTCTCTCAAACTTGGAGGCTCGGGCCGGGCTCATGCCTTGACCGCCGTGTCCCCGAGCCCCATAGGTCGGCTCGGTGGCGCCACGCTTGAACCAACTGGCGGGCTCGCGGTTCACCAGTAGCTGAGTCGCACGCACGGCATCACGGCAATTGCGAGAGCCGTGGGAGACACAGTCTCCAGTGGTCTGCCTTTCGCTGTAGGCGTCCTTGTCGAAGGCTAGAACATACTGCCAGAGCAGGGCACGCTTGCCGATGCCGGAACCTTTGATGTTCGGTTCTTCGTAATATTGATACCGCTGCCCCTCCAAGAACTCGGCCGTGTCCCGAGGGGAGTTGATGTACCCAGGCATGCCATCGTCGTACGCCTTGAGCAGCGAGAACGGTGTGTCTAGTTCGTCCGGCATTGCACCTCCACGGCCTTGCAACCCTGGACGATCTTGGCCACCAGCTCGGGCGTCATGGGCACATCCGTCTTCGGGAAGTACTGCGACAGCGTGGCTTCGATGGCGACATCCAAGCCGGGGTACTTGCCTTTGACGGGGGCGGCGCCGAGGGCCAGCGTGTCCCGATGGATCAGACGCCAGACGCCGGTCGTTGCGATCAGCCGGCCGCCGTCCCGCTGCGTGATATCTGCCAGAGCCCGGTACATATCCGCCACGTACTGCCGGTCAGCCTTGGAGGCCGAGGCCAGGGCCGTGGCCACCTCGCCCGTGGCCGGTTGCTTGGCCGGTTCCCTGGCCGGCAGAAACGTGTAAGCTACGAGAGCCGTAGCTAATACGATTGGCAGGTGCTTCACTGGTCCACCTCCAGCAAGGCCCCTAGCAGGACGTTACACGCCTCCTTGACCTCGGGCGTAGGGTGAGCCTCTCGGACAGCGATCACCGCTTGTACGTGATCCAGTAGCGTCTGGGAGGGTGCCTGGAACTTAGGCAGTGAAACCTTGTGCAGCAGTGGTCGGCCGTACACAAACAGGCAGACGGCGGCGAGGGCGGAAAGGGCGAGGATCTGGGGCAGGCTCATAGTATGCGGGCTCCGGGGATAAACAGGGTGACTCCGCCGGGCTCGGCCTGCGCTTTGACCTGGGAGCCAATGAGCTTGGCCGGGTCCATCAGGCCCCAGCCGTAAGTGTGGTCATGCCCAGGCGGGCCGGCGTCCCGAGCCGACTCGGAGAGGGCGGCAATGATGTCCGCATGCGTGGCCGGTCCATGGTGCGAGATGTACAGAGCAAGCACGCCGGCAACGAACGGGGCAGCCATGGAGGTTCCCGAGATCGTCGCGTACCCATCGGCCAGCCAAGTGGAGGTGATGTCCTGGCCGGGGGCGGCGACCACAATCTCTTTGCCGCGCGAGCTGAAGTCACAGATGTTGCCATGCTTATCCACGGCACCAACAGCGATGGTCTCATGGAACGCGGCCGGGAAGTTCACGCTGCCGCCGTCGTTGCCGGCGGCGCAGATGACGATCACCCCCTTTCCAGTTGCAAACTGAATGGCCTGATGCACATTCGCACTGGGGCTTGGGCTACCCAGCGACATGCAGATCAGGTCGACATCAGCCTCGGCGGCGTAACGCACCGCCGTGGCAACCGCATCGTTACTCCCCATCCCCGAATGACCAAGCACCTTTAGCGCGATGATCTTGCAGCCGGGGGCGATGCCCTTGGCCGGGCCCTTGGCCGCCCCGATCACGCCGGCGACGTGAGTCCCATGCCCGAGCGTGTCGTACACCTCGGAGTCAGAGCTGAAGTTCCGCCGGTCAACCACGTTCTCCAAGGCGTAGTGAGGGGCCACGCCGCTGTCGATCACAGCGACCGTCACCCCCTCGCCCTTGGTCCGCTGCCACAACTCCGGGACGCTGTAGCTTGTCAGCGCCCAGTCAACGCCGTCCTTCTCGGAGTGCGGGACATGCTGGAGATCCACCCTGTAGGGAGGGAGGTGTACGTAGTCCAGCCCTTTCACTTTCGCTTGCAGGCCATGGCTTCCAAGATGCTGATCACAACGGGCAACAGGACTTCAACGATCAGCTTCCAGTCCACCCCAAGCGCCGCAACGTCTGCGCCCATGGCGAACGACACCTCGGCGTCATCGTCCACAGACCAGTAGTCCGATGCCAGCAGCTCCATCACCTCGTCGTTACTCTCAACGACAGGCAGGACAAGCCGGGCAATCTCATCGACCAAGACCCACTTCTCCAAGAGCGTCATGTCCTTGGAGAAACGCTTGCCGACTGACACTACCTGGAGCAGGAGTTCACGGTGTTGGATCAACCACTGCAAGATTTTGAGATTCATCTGTCTCGCCTTTCTTCGCGCGGATGCACGCAATCGCCACGGCCGCATGTCCCGCGATGTCATATAAAGTCTCTATTACTAGAGTGTCCATATTGCGGGCATCGCCACGCAGGCGTCGGCACTTCTCGCCAATCCTCGCAAGCTGGTACACCCACGGTTCAATTCCGTCCTCGGCCACTCCGAGGGCGTTCGACAACGGGCCGTCCTCCGGGCAGCCGTAGTACCCGCGCTTCCGGGAAAGCAGGGCGTACAGGTGATCACACACCGGGCGGTATGGGTCAGAACTGTCGGTCTCTTGCCGCTTTAACAATGCGTCCGTACTCCGCCCAGAAAGTCGCGTGATGCCAAGGGTCTTCATCATTGTCCTCCTCGTCGTTTAACCAAGCCGTGCGGGCGTGGGCCCACTCCTCCACAAAAGTTTCGATCAATGCGTCATGGTCCAGCGTGTCCCGCAGGCAGATAATGCCGCGATCGACATCCTCACCCATGGTGAAATAGCCATGCAGCCCTTCCATCTTGGTCGTCGGCCGGAGATACACCCTCACCGGAAACGTCAGAGGGAATCGATCCTCCAGCCAACGCTTCATGCGACGGACCAGCCGCCTTCTCCAGGAATTTGGGCACATCCTCTAGCCTCACAATGAGCAGCCACGGCTTGTTGTTCCTACGGTGAAGGACGACCGGCACCTGCCCGTCGCCGGCATCGACAATCGCCTGCCCCAGCCAGTCGTACGGGTTGCCACGTTCGACTCTCTTCACCTCTAGATGGATGCCCGGCACGGAGTGAACCACATCCGGAGAGTCTTTCCCGCCCGAGAATTGCTGGCCTCTCCGAGCCGAGCATCCCATGACATCAGACCATATCTTGGCGGCCTCCCGCTCTGCCCGAGCCCCCTTGGCCCTGCTGTTTATGCCCGCCATCTCGCCCCCCTGTTCGCATAATCGCGAACATCGATCTCCACCAGCTCGGGAAACTCCTCGGACACCAGCTTGCACACGTCGTCCATCGCCCGCTTGTTAAGCACCCGCTCGTTTTGTTGCACCCACTGGCCCAGCCGGGAGGAGTAGTCCCAGTCCCGCTTGTGCCCTAGCGCCGGCCAGAAGAATCCAAACTTGCAGTTGGTAGTGTTGTAGTAGGCTGCCGACATCATGCCTCACCTCCAGTCATCATCTCGCGGAGCAAGTCGATGTAATGATTCGGCCGGGCCTCGGCCACGCCGATGTCGATGAGGTAGTCTGTCAGCATCTCGCCACTGTCCAGGTCTTGGAGGTCACCGAGGATGCGGCCGTAGGAATCACGGAAGAAGTCAGCCGTAATCAAACGCAGCCGGTCCTCGTTGCCGTGGATCTCCACCCAATCGTCGATAGCCTCGCGGGCCTCGGGCTGGCAGATCACACCTTCCAGCACAACGCGAGCCGCCACCATGCTCTGGATCGCAGGGACCATGAGGCGAACGTGAACGGTGTCGCACCTAGTGGCGCGGATGACTGTGACTACGGTGTCCTGCTGGACCATGAGTAGGTGTTCGCTTGTCGCTCGCGGATGTAAAACTGAGGGATCGATTGAGGTTCGACGCCAAGGTGTTTCTTTGCCTTTAGCCACGCCAAGAACTCCGGGTCGTAGTTGTCGGGGTCGCACTCCATCTTTGCTGCTAATAGTATACCTAAGTTCAGATCTGGAGTGTTAGCGTGAATCTTGCCTGAGTGGTACACCCCATGGCATCGCTCGCAGAGCCGGAGGTAGTTCCGCTCCGTGTGCCCCTTGGATCTGTTGGCCCCGCCGACAATGTGATGTACCTCCAACCGGCGGCGAGGATCAGACTCCGGCCACCAGCAGATGGCACAGGAACGATGGAGGTCGGCCCAGGCGACGAGGGCGGCTTGCTCAGACTCGGTCACGCATGGCCCCCACTAGGTCAGCGATGCACCGCTGGAACTGGTCCTCGGACATGGTGGCCTTGGCGTTGTTCAGCCACCACAGGATCATCCGGCCGTTGCCGTCTTCGTAACCAATCTCATTGACTATGCGGTCTGGCGAAGGGGCGTAAGGATCGTTTTCCAGAATAGGCCCAAAGGGCAGGCCAGTCAGCTCGCATACGCCAGCGTTTACCTTTTCTACAAACCAATCCTCTGTCAGCGAAAACGAAAGGCCCCTCTCTCTCGCGCTGCGTTTTGCTCTTTGGTACAAGAATCTCCCTGTGTTTGCCTGAAACCATCGCTTCACTGCGAGGCGAGATTTTTTTTGCCCTTCCCCGGTGCTTCGATAAATCCTGCTCGCCTCACTACAGCATTCCTTACACCAATAGCGCAACCCGTCAGATGTTCCTTTAGCCTTGTAAAAATGGGAGCGCGGCTTCTCCTTGCCGCACTTCGTACAAACCTTTGTCGCTTCGGCTATCACGCTCCTTCGTCAGCCTTCTACCTCCGCTAAGGTAGGCCAAGAGTATACAAAGATTCAGCGTACAAATCAAGAGACAATCGGTTAAACGGTGGAGAGCGTGCATAGCGACTCCGGAAAACCGGGTGTCGCATGCTGTTAAACGGCGGAGCCGCGTTGCAGGAAGCGGGCGTGCGTTGTTGTTAACGGGGTCCACGGCCTTTACATCCTTCGCCCCGTGCAGCGTGGCCTCGCCATTTCATCCCCGGTCGGAGTCGTCAGCACACCGGGCTTTCTGCAAACTGCGAGATTGCTTGCGCGGGTCTCGCAGGGGTGTGATCTCTTCACCCCCAACAGGGGTAGTCGCCGGGGATTAGCCCAGCCTTCGGTGGATCACCGATCTTCAGACCGTCTGGCAACAGGGCCTAGTCGAACGTCTTGTTAAACATCTTCCGCCAGTCGGGAATGAAGATGCGGCATCGCTCTTCGTTCCAGCGGCAGAACGCTGTCAATTCGGCAATCGGGTACTCGGGCTTGGCCTTGGCCAGCCGGTGGAGATGCCACACATAAGTGCCCATCTCGGCACAGTACCGATCCGATTCTTGTCTGGTGGGGATGCCCAGCTCGCGGCGGGTCAGGGAGCCGTGGGTGTAGGCCACCCACTCATCAACGAGCATGAGCGGCTGGGCCTGCCAATACTCGCTCTCGCCCTGCTGCCGGTAGGTCTCGTAGATCCGGCCCCGCTCGGACTGGGGCACAGCGGCGAACACTCGGGCCGTCAGGATCGGCGGGGTCGGCAGGATGATCCGCAGCCCGTTGCCGGCGTACACGGCGTGCCCGCCCTTGTGCCATTTGGACAGGAAGTGCGAGCCCTCATGGGCGTAGGTGATCAGGTCGGCGTCCCGGGCCGGGGTGGCCATGGGCAGGCGGCCGGCGATGTCGGACAGAGTTGGCGGGAACTCTGCCGGCGGCGACCACAGCTTTGCTACGTACTCCAGCTCGGCGGCGCCAACCGCGGCCTCCCCGAATAGTAGCAGCAGTTCCGCGATCATGGCACATCCTTGCGCGGCGTCATTGTATCACATTACTTCCCCGGTCTCAACCGCTTCCGCTCGGCATCCAGCTCCTCTGGATGCGGGATGGAGTACATGGGATTCCCCATGACCCTCACCTCAGAGCTGTCGACATGCGCTACGCCACCCGTGTCAAACTGGTGAACCACCCAGACGGTGTTGATGCTCGGCCCGTAGTCGATCAGGAACAGGGCGTGCCCCTCCCCGAGCGGCGTGGTCACCAACAGCGGCGGATCAATCTGTAACATTCCCGTCATGGGAGTCCTCCAGGCGGCGCCGCAGCATGGATATCTCGGCGCTCGCCGCCTCACAGATGCGGGCGTAGTCGTCGATGATCTTCCGGAGCCGGGCGATCTCGTCGGCCGGATTGTCTTGTGGCTCGTTCATCATTTCGTTGCCATCATCCACATGCCCACATTTGCAGCAGCGTATGCCCAATATGTAATCAGCATCGGAATGTTACCTTTGAAGCCTTGCTCAATCGCCACATAGGCGTAGATCAGGCCGGTCACAATGATCAGGTGGCCGCTCATAGACTTCCCTCCCACAATAGGATCGCAGCCATGATCACGCACCACACACACGTCAGGAAACCGGCCTCGTCAGTCACGCTTCACCCCATGTGCTTTCTAGCTTTTGGCGGAGCCTTCGCAGCTCTACCTCCAGCATCTGGATTTGTTTTCGCAACGTATCGTTCTCGCTCTTCAGTCGCTCCGCCTCCGGAGACGAAGCCGTCTGTGTTTCCATCTACCAAGTCCAAGTAATGTTGCGGGTATAACAATTGTATTAACTGACCGGCCGGTCGCAGGGCAGACTTCGGAGCGACCAGTACCGGAACCTCATGCCCCCTGCCACGGTCAAACGTAACGCTCTCCGTCCATTTCTCGTCGCGATCAAGAACAGTGAGCCAGACCCACGCCTTCGTCGGCTTCGACCGATAGATGTAAATGAGGTTGGTGTAGGACTCCATCCCCATTCCACGGAGATCATCGACGAAGACAGTCTCGTACGGGTAGCTGTCAGGGTCTGTGAACGAGAGTGATCGTTCCTTAATCTCAATGGCAAATAGCCCGACAGCATCAGGGGTCTCAACATGTCCGGTTTTCCTGCAATGGTTCTTGACAACAATCTTTCGTCCATGGCCGACAGATGCGCCGGCGAGCCGCAGTTCTTCGACTACAGCCCGCTCGGCGTTCTGTCCGGACTTAAGGGCTGATTGAAATGAACGTGCCAACGCGACCTCCATGAAAGTAAAACTGCGGCGGCGTCCATGCCTCGGGCCCAGGGAACGGGCGCTCCTCCTGCTCCCGGATGGCCTTGCACCGCTCGCGGATCTCCTCGGGAGTCGGATCATCCGGCTCCCATTCATCTGCCACCCAGGCCACGTCGGCCGGGATGAATTCGTTCCTAGCGATTTCGTCTCCGTACTTACGCACGTTGGTGGCCCAGCCTGTCGGCCGGTTGAACCAGCGGGCGATGTCCTCGTCACTCAGGTCTGGTGCCTGCATGACGATCAGGGCCAACCGCTCTGGGCTCGGCACCCCGCCAAACGTGCTGAGTATTCGCGCCACCGATGCCACTTGCCGGCGGGTGAACCCAAGCGACTGGGCCACCCTCTTTGGGATTTCTCCGTTGACCAGCACCCGGCGATGAATCTCTTCGGCCAAGACCAAAGCACTTCCGCACATAGTTCCAACAGCCTCGGAACCATCCAACTGTCTCATGTGTGTCCTCCTCCGTGTGTTCCCTTGGCGGGAATGCGTGTTCCACATCAAACCTCCACAACACCTCCTGCACGGTCTCGGCCGTCAGGAGATCAGCCTGCTCTTGTTCGTTCATGTCTCCTCGCCAGCTCCTTTCTGAACAGATCCCGAATCCACGGCGTGCCAACGCTCTCCGACCCCCAACGCAGATAGCCGAATGGAAGCTCGCTCATTTTCTTGCCGGCGTACTTGCCGCGCAGAGGATTCATGTACGTGCCGACCGGACGGCGACCACGGAATGTCACATCGACCTCACGCCCGGACACCGAGCCCGTGGCTCGGCCAATGGTCTGCTTTCGCATCTCCTCCAGGGCCTTGGCGGTTGCGACTTTCTCGGCCTCCTTGGCGGCAAGCTCGGCCAACTCCTCGGGAGTCAGCGGCCGGTTCTCCTGCCGAGCCTTAAGCATCACCTCACGCTTCACGGCTGGCTCCATCTGGACGAACATGTCCACCGATGTAACAAGCGTGTGTTCCTGCGAGGCGGGGGTACAGTCGACGATTTTGAAGTGCGGCTTGGCACTGGCCAGCCGAGCGGCTCGGCGGGTTTCGATAGTCGACCCGGAGAAGTCGACCACGCCCGGGAGAGGCCGAGCCGCTCGGCCCCAGCACTGGAGAGCGAACGCCCGCGAACGAGTGGGCCTCGCCATGATCAGCGTTTGGGTCGGCGGAAAATCAAATCCAATAGCACAGACGGCCACGTTACAAAGCACCTTCGCCTCGCCAGCCTTGAACGCCCGCAGATTCTCGCGCCGCTCCTCCTCGTCTTGTTTGCCGTACACGTAGGTCGCCGGGATGCCGTAATTGTTTGTGAGGTAGTGGGCGTACGCCTTCGCCCCGTCGACGCTCGCTGCGAATAGCACGGTTGGCCCTTCCATCTTCTCGGTTGTGATCACGCACACCCGGTGCTTGGTGGCCTCTTTGTTCAGTTCCATCTGAAGTTGCTTGGTCACAAAGTCGCCGCCCTTCACATCGACACCGCTGATGTCCATCGAATCGACGCGGGCTAGTTCACAAACAGGGGGCACGGCCCACTCGTTGTCGATGGCCCAGGCAAGGTCGAATCCTCCGACGAATCGTTCGTAGAACTGCATGCTCCCTCCTGCATCATCGCCTTGCCGTCCATCCGAAACGGCGTGGCGGTAAACCCGGCGACCATGGCGCCGTTGTCTTGAAACCACTGGAGCATCGTCACCACTTGGGGGCTGCACATAGTGTGCGCCTCGTCAACGATCACCAGTTGAAAGTCTTTGAACTTGGTATAGCGGGGCTTACCGCCACGGCGAGATAGCAGCGTCTGCTTGCTGGCGACTACGATCTTCGGAGAGAACCAGTCATCCTCCTCGCAATGGAAGTCAGCCATCTCCAGGGCGGGGTCCAGCTCTGTGACCTCGCGCACCTTCTCGGCCGCCTGCCAGACAAGCTCACGCAGCGGGCAGATAATCAATGTACGGCCGTCAATCCGGTCGGCCAGCGTGCAGAAGATCACGGTCTTCCCGGCGCCGGTGAACAGGCCGTTGAGTGTCGCCTTTACGCCAGCCTGCATGGCGGCGAGGTTCTCTTCGACGACCTGCGATTGATAGTCTCTGAGTACAACCATGTAACGTCCGTGTGTAAAAGAAACCCCCGGGGGGCGCGGAGGGATACCCCCCGGGGGTCGGCGCGCACGTCGCCTAGAAACTCGCGAAATCCATCTCAGGCTCAGATTCTTCTGCCCGAGCCTTTTTCCCGCCGAGCAGTTGGAGCTGCCGAACTTGCAGAACCATCTTGCTCTTTGGGTTGCCCTCTTTGTCCGTCCAGGACTGTTGCTCCAACTCGCCCTCAACGAGGACGCTCTGGCCCTTGGTCAGGAACGGGAGGACACCCCCGATCCGCCAATGGTCACAGTCAATGAACAGCACCTTGTCCTTGCGACCGTTGATCGCCACGCTGTAGCGGCCGACCTCGGTCTCACCCACCATCCGCGACTCGGCGTCCCGGGTGATGTTGCCCACGGCGATGAACTTGTTGAATCCTGCGCTCATGCTTCAACCTCCTGCTTCTTGTTCCAGACCCGATCAAACTCACTCTTCACCCGGCGATACACCTCGCTGGGAATTTTCTTCTCACGGGCCCGCAGTTCGACGAGAGCCAAGTGCTTGGCCGCTTCGTCCTTGCTGCCCGCCTCGGCCACGGCCTTCTTCGCCCCAGCCTCGTACTGCATGTGCTGGGCGTTGCCCTGCTGCACCTGAGCCGCCTGGGCCTTCGGTGTCGCAGAACTCACATCGTTACCGTCGTCATCGACCTCGCCCGTGAAGCCCCCGGTGAGGGCCATGAGCAGGGTCCGCTTGGCGTAGGTCATCGCAGCCCCGTAGGACTGCATGTCGCCCTTTGGCATGATCAGTGGCGCTACGCCGCTGATCCATTGACCGGACACATGACGCAGCGTCCCGACAACCACCCACTGGCCATTGACCATGCCCGACCGGAAGTCCGGAAGGGCGATGCCGTGGCTGGTAAGCGGGCCCCGAAGGGTTGCACAGCACTGGGCGTAGCTGGCGAACTTCGACCGGAAGTGCGGATTGCTGGAGTCATACTCCACCACTGCGTACTCCGACTGGGCCTTCGCCAACGCCGCCGTCAACAAATCCGTACTCGGGGAACTACTCGGCCCAAGAATGAAATGACTGTCTGTCATAGAACCACCTCCTCCTCCTGCTTGCGTGCCCACTGCGGGATGGACAGCTCCGTGATTTCTCCGTGGTCAGCCGGCATGTACTCGCCGGTCAACCGCCGCAAACGGATCAACTCCAACGTCCGGTCAAGTTGTTTGCCAGCCTCCTCAACAACGTCCAGTGGCAGCCAGAAGGTATGGCAGTCGTATGGCGGGACAGAGTGGACGAAGACGAACGGCATCCTGTGCCAGTCCAGCCCCACGGCCATGGCACCTCGCACGTATAGCGCCTCTTGCATGGCGTAGCCGTAGTCAAAGATGCTGCGATACAACACATCCCAGTTGGCCGAGCTGGTCTTTAAGTCCCACCAGTAGGTCGGCGTGCAGCCGTCTGGCCTGACACGCACTGGATGCCTGTTGGTCTCAAAGAACACGGACACCTGCGTCTCGGTGGTCTCTTCCACACACTTGCGTGCGGCAGGGCAGGCCAGCAGGTTCTCTGCCATGGTGGCCAGCTTGAACCGATACTCCTCGTTGCACGGGATCTGGCCGGCGGCAGCCACCTGCTCCTGCCACTCCTTGTAGGCGTTCCCAGCCCGCCTGCCGTCCTTGCCCAGCACCGAGTCCGGGGCCACGGCGAGGACTGACTCAACGTCCCGCCCCTCGCACACCTTCATCATCAGCTCGTCAAAGTCCGAGCCCAGGCTGGTGGCACTGTTTCCGGCAAACAGGCTGTGCCCGTCGTCCATGAACTTCTGTGCAGCACCGCCGTAGCGGTAGACCGACCAGATGAACGACCGTGAGTCAAAATCGTTCTGAGCGTGGTAGTCGGCGTTGGGCATGCCGACTACCTTCTTTGGCAAACTATCCATGCGTTCAGTCCTCCGTGTGAAAAGCCCCCTCCGTGGGGCAGCTACCGTCCGTTGGTCGAAGAGCGATCTCAGCCAACTGTCCGAGCAGGCCGGAGATCAGGGCGCACAGGGGCCACCGCAGAAAGACGAAGCACCCAAAGACCGTCACCCAGACGATCCGGATAATTGGCCAAGCCAGCCCAGAGGGGGCAGACGCTTCCCTATCCAATTGAGCTAGGGGTGCGTTGGTTGGATTGTAGCAGTTTTTCATGGCTGTCCAACCGTGCCGATCCCCGCTGGAGCGTGGCTGACTCACCGAAGAGGGGCCACCATGAAGATGACAGAACTTGCCAAACGGTACGCCAACCGCGTAGGGGCCGCACCCAGCTACCTGGAGCAGCTCTTGGTGCTGACCAAGCGGCTGGACTGGCAGGCCGAGGATATGACTCCCGACCTGATCGACGCCTACTTGACCGAGTCCCTTCGACACTTGGCCTCCTCCACTGTCGACAACCACCGCCGCATGCTGCGTTCGCTACTCGCCTTCGCGGCCGAGGAGCGTTTGGTGGCCAAGAGTATACTCCGTCCTTTGAGGCGTGTCAAGCGAAATCCGCCGAGCCCGCGCGCTTGGAGTCATGCCGAGATCATCAAACTCCTTGAGGCGTGCGATGGGCTGCCGGGCCGCACGCTTAAATGCGCGCTGGCTACGTTGATGCCCGCGTGGATACTGGCCGCCTACTCCACCGGCCTGCGATTGAACGACCTGCTTGCGATCCGGCATGACGACCTCCGTGGCAATCGGATGATGATCCGCCAACAGAAAACCAGCGAGCCGCACATTGTCTTCTTGGATGACAACGCACTCGCCGCAATCCGCAAACTCCCCGCGTGCGGGCCACGCATCTTCGGGGACTTGGTCGGCAGGTCACGCATCTTAGTGGCGATGCGGAAACTGGTCAAGCGTGCAGGTCTGAACGGCAGTACAAAGTATTTGAGACGCAGCGGAGCGACTTACTGTGAGGTCCATGGAATTGATGCCAGTCATCACCTCGGGCATTTGTCGCCCGGGATGAAAAAGTTCTATGTCGACAGGCTCTTGCTGGCCGAGGAGAGGCCGCCACAGCCCGTGGTTCCGCCGATCCCGCTTAGAGCTGGTTGACCACGCCCAGCACCTGGAGCGGGTCTAGGGCGGCTTCCTGCTTCTTCCGCTCGCGCGCCCGCTTGGCGGCATCGGCCTGGATAACGCGGTACAACAGGTACATCTGCCTTTGCTCCTCTGGCATCTGCCGAAGAACATCCTCTGGCACCGTGATGTTTTCGTATGTTCTGACGCCGGGTGTTGTCTGAAGCATATCGTTCAGCATCTGGCGGGCGGCCTGCTGCCGCGTTCGCTCTATGTCAATGTCGCGAATCTTTGCTCCGGCAAGAAGATTGAAGGCCAGCTTGGCCATCTTGTCTTGCGTAGTCAGGCGATCATCCGTCGCTGTGCGATAGACGCCCAGTGCGCGTGAGCCAAACGGAACGACGTTCATTACGGCCTGCTCTAGCGGCCTGCCGTAATCGCCCAGGTCTCGCTCCAGCACGGAATAGGTGTCCGACAAATCCCGCCCCGAATACAACTGGCGATTGGTCACGTACTCCAGCGGCGCCTTGAGGAGTGGGTTCGTCTGTCCGAGCAAGTTGCTGCCGGTGTCTCGCAGCGTGTGGCCAAGCGCCGCTAGAGTTGTGGACCCAGTCCCCGGAGACAGAAGATTGAAGAACGATTCCCACGGCAAATCGATGCTGGTGAGATACCGCCGCAGCTCCGGGTTGCCGCTGCCCCATTCATCTGGAAGCGGTATGGCGGAACTCTGTCGCAAGTACGGCGGCGTGAAATTGTCCTCAGACGGCTCAGAGCCCCGCGTGACCGCGCGTATGGACTGGTTCTGAAACCCGCCAGGGCGGCGGATCAAGTTTGTGGTAATGCTTGGGACGATGCCTTTCTGGAAGCTGTAAAACGGCACCAGCCGCTTGAGGAAGTCGCGCTCTATGGCGCTGTACGCCTGTGGCGAATAGTCCACGTTCACGGTGCGAGTGACATCGCCGGCAACGCCGGGGTCGATACCGCGCCTGACCTGATTAAGGAATGTCTGCAATCGCAGGGTGTCTTCAGTAGTGCGGTTGACGATGTCGTTCAGAACCAGGAGCGGGTTGGTGTTCTCTGGTAGCGGATTGGAGAACACGCCTACTCCACGCAGTCCGAAGAAGTCGCCGAGGAAGTCCCTCCACGTTCTGTCTTGGTTGTAGAAGGCCCGCCGAACGGCGCCCTCCGGTCCTTGACCAAGCACAAGCGATGGCGCCGACTGCTCCGGCAGGCCGGACTGTATGTCGTCGACGGTAGACTGCCCGACCTTCTGCGCCGCTGCTTCTTGCAGAAGACGCCGTGCCCTCTCCTCGTCCGACGCAAGGTTTGCGTACCCGGGCGTGTTTCTCAGCCGCCGGCCCAGTGCGGCCCGGTTGCCGCGAGCCCCGCGAAACGCAGCCAGAAAATCAAGCGGATTGAAGGCGTCGCTTGCAATCGCATTGACCACGCCTCCGTAAATGTTGCGAGTTGTGTAGCCAGGATAGGCCAGGGCCCCAACCTTAAAAGCGTTGGTAATGTTGTCAACGCCGCGAACAAGGCCGCGTGAAACATTGTCCAGTCTCGTCTGTGGGGCGAGTGTCGAAAGCGCATTGAGAAATCGTTCATTGACGGAGAAATTGGTGACATCGCTTCCGACTCGCCGTTGCCACATTTGCTGGAAGTTGTCTGGGTCAAAACCCAGTCGCTCGGCTGCCTGTGCGAGCCCGATGTTGACGCCGCCTGCGACATTGGCGGCCGGCGTATTGTCTGCACGCCTAATGAGCTGCTCAATCAGTTCGCCAGCATTAGCCTGCACTCTAGCCTGACCGCGACCGTAGCGGAGCATGTTTGCCCACGCATTGGTGTCGTACAGCCCAGTGCCAGTTTGCGCAAACTGCGTGTCGGCAGTGCGCAAAAGGTCAGCATAATCCAAGTAGTTCTGCCGCACTTGGCCCTGCGCCGCGCCCAGCATCTGCTGCTGGGCCGCAGGGGTTGCCGACGCAAACGCCGGACTATTCATCACGTCGTCGATGATGTACTGATATGGCTGTGGCGTGCCAGCGGCAGCAAACGCACGCTCCATCAAAAGTGCGGTCGCGTCATCGCTCGGCGAACGGATGAGCGACTGCTGCAACGCCTGCGAGTCAACGGCGTTTTGCGCCTGCCCAGTGGACACAAGCCGCTCAAACTCATCCGGTGCCGTACCGCTCAGTGTACGCGCTGTTCGTTGAGGGAACGGTATGTCAGTGTACGACCGCCGACTTCGACCGAAGTTGTCGCCGGTCGCCAGCAGACGCTCGCCCATGCCGTACGGGTTGTATTGACGCGGGCCGCCTCCGGGAATTTCGGGAGGAGCATCACGCTGGAATCGCTTGAGCTGACGGGCAACCCAGCCGGTGTTTGCGGCTTGACTGGACCATGTTGGGTCTGGAAGTCCGAGGGCCACAGCATCGGCCGCTGACCGCAATCCAATATCATCAAATGTTTCGATCAGCCGGCTGTATTCTGGAACTCGCTCAAAGAGCTGATCGTAATACTGGTTGCCGCTAGAGCGTGGAAGCATTGGTCCGACGCCACCAGGAGGCACCGCCTGCGACTCTATGTAGTCTGCGGCAGCCTGCATGAGCCGCGAGTCTTCCATGCGCGGGAACGGCATGGCGGGGCCGTACTGTCCGGCGGGGAGCTGGGCGGATGGCGGCAGGCTGCGGATGCTGTCCTCAACTTCGAACATCTCTCGCAGGAAATCCGACTCCAGCTCTCTGGCGGTGTTGCGGGCCCGGCGGTTGGCAAGCTGCACGTCGCCGGTCAGCTCCAGGTCGTTGCTGACAGTTCCAAGTCCACCGGCTCGCGAGTCGAAAATAGCGTCAAGCCCTCGGACGGCTTGGCCGATCCCAGGCGCATAACGCATTGCGCGTCCAGCGCTGTCCAGAAACCGAGCCGCCGCATCCCCCGCAGCGCCGCCGGAGACCGATGCTCCTATGTTTGTTCTAGGAACACGGAAGTCCCAAAGAGCGCCAGCGGATTCATCCAGCCGTCGCCCCGGCTGAACTCCAAGCCGCTGGGACTGCTGGCGAAACCGCAGCATTGCCTGCGCTCGTTCCGCCGGATCTTCAATCTGTGCAAACCACTGACGAGGAGTCAGCATGCGGGTGTATTCACGTGTGCCGACATCTGCCATCGGAAGGCCACGCCCGGCCCGCATCGCACCGCCAAAATCCGCTGCATCCTCGGCAAGATTGCGGAAGGCTCCGGAAGCCTCCATCGCCTTACCGACACGCGACAGTCCACCAGTTTTCCCGAGCAACGCCCATGGGGCGAAGTATGTCGTCGGGTCTAAAAGAACTTCGGCAGCGAGTCCGCCTGCGAAGTTGCCCCACCCGTCTTCATCTCCAATCACCCCGTACTGTCGGAGCAACTCTCTTCCGGTGACGCGCTCGTCGCTCGTATCCCACAATGCCGACAACGCCTTGCCGGGGCCCTCTGACAACAGGCCACGCACCATGGCCCCAGGCGTGTCCAAGACCCACCCGATGCCAGCGAGCCCGCTAGTGCCCATGTCGGCCAGCCGGCCAAGCATGGACCGCTGCTCCTCCTGCGGCATCAGGTCAGAGAGCGTGGCCTTGCGTGGACCCACCGGCACCATGCCGTACGGTTCGATCTCCTCTTCGTCGCCATACGGGAGTAGACCTGTCTCGGCCTGCTGTTGCAGGATGCCGTAGGGGTCGTATAGATCGAAGAGTGGGGAGAGGGCCATAGGCTATACGGGCGGCACAAATCCCGGCGGCAGCGGAGCGGCCCCGCCGGCTGGTCGGCCAGCTCCTGCTGGGCCGTTGCCGGAAACGAATCGCCGCTTCTCAGCGAGCCTGTAGGCCGTGGCCTCTGCCTCCGCCTGCGGCATGTTATATGGAGGCTTTTGAAGTGCCGCCGCCAGAGACCGTTCGTTCTCGTAAGAGAATCCCGTCCAGGTTGTGTCGTACGATTCGGCAAGGCGATCAAGTTCTGCCTGCGCCTCGGGAGTGTCGTACTTGCCAGAAGAAACATCGCTTGCTCCGGCAGCAGCCGGGTCGGCCTTGCGCTTGGCGGCTTCTGCGGCTGCGGCAGCAGCAGGATTCGCAGCCGCCGCTCCAACAATGGCATTGCCGGCGAGCCTTGCCGCCATGTCCAAGTTCCGTGCATCAACCTGGGCCGCCAATTCGCCGCCGGGAGCCATGTATTGCAGCGAGCGCTGACGCTGCTCTGGCGTCATGCCATTCAGCATGGTTTCAAGCTGGATGGCCTGCGGAGACAGACGGCCACCGCCAAGCTGGATCTGGGCCTGGAACCGCTTCATGCGATCCGCAACGGATGGCAGGTTCTGTGCGCTGTACGGGTTGCGTGCCGCCTGTCGCTCGGACGCTTTCTGCTGAACGGCCGCTGCCCTTGCTCGCGTCTCGTCGGTCGGCACCAGCACCTGCATTCCGCCAGTCGGACCCTCCATGCTCTCGCGTCGATATGGACCAGGAGACCCGTCTGGGCGTGGCCCGGTTAGATCCTGGCGAGTGCCAGCCCTGCCCGGCGCGCCAGGAACCATGGATCCATCAACGGCTTCTAGGCGATAAGTCACGCGGCCGTCCGGCGTGTAAACTGGCACAAACCCCCTGGCCTGCATGTCCAGGTCGCGCTGCGATGGCGCATAAAGCCCAGGCATGCCGGGCGCCGCTTGACGCTCGTCGTAGGCCCGCCCTTCTTCGACGCTCGCAAAAGGAGCCCCCATCGGAGCGTTGCCGCTCAGGTCTCTGGGGCCGGGCACCCGCCGCTGGCCATATCCGCCTTGGCTCAAGTCTTGCTGAAGCTGCTGGGCCTCGCGCTCCGCACGCATCTTCTCTTGCAAGTCAGCCTGCTTGCGGGCCTCGTCCTCGCTGTAGCCTTGGCTGTACAGATCAGCCTCCATGGCGTCACGCGGTGAGACTGGAGCTGGGGGAACGGGGGCGGCAGGAGCGGCGACCTGTTGGCCAGTAGCCACGGGGTAGTCAGCCATGTAGCGGTCTGCTTCTTGCGCGGCCGTCTGCGCGTCCATGCCCTTGCTCATAAACATCTCAATGAGCTGCTGCCGGCGGGCGGCAAGCTCTTTGGATGGCTTGGGCTTCAGCGAAGGATCAACATTGATCTGGGACGAAGCAAGCGGATCAAACGATGCCATTGTCAGTTCCTAACGTACTTGGGTGGCCAGCGACCCTCGCGGACGGCTGCCTCGCGGCGAGCCTCGCGTGCCATGTAGCGATCCTTAAAGAGGTCGACGAACGCCTGCTCCTCTGAGGGCAGCGTGCTGACATCGGGCGGCGGCGACATTTCTGCGGCAAGCGCGGCAAGGTCGCCGGACTGCATGTCCACCGAGTCGTCCGGATTGAGCGGCATGTCTGGCTCCTCGCCAGCCTGCACGCGGGGAGACGCCAACCCATCGTCACGCATGAACTCTTGCCCGATCCGCTCGCCAACCAAGAGGCCCCCGCCACCGGCTACACCGCCAGCCAGTGCGATGTTCGTTAAGTCGGCCATGCTCATCGGGCGTGGAGGAGGGACGGTGATCAAATCCCGGGGCCCGCCCATCGTCGGGTGCGGGATGATGTCGGTTGGGCCGATGCCACGGCCCCTTGTCCATGCTGTCGTCCCCAAGCGAGGAGTGGTTGGGCGGGGCTCAGGCCGGGGAGGGATGCCCAGCTCCATGCGGCTGGTCGACGGCGGAGCAAACTGAAGGATGCCTGGGCCGGACGGCTCACCAACAGGAACGCCGCTGCCGCTTGGGCCACCCACGGCCACACCTGGCCCCCGAGAACCGAACGGGATGAGCGCCCGAATGGCTTCCACCGGATCGTCGCTCAGGGGCAGCTCCATCTGCCGCGTCTGGATGTAGTCATCCATCTGCTTGTCAGTGGTGGCCGCAAACTCCATCGGGTTGCCGACTCCATCGTCAGGGGCGATGTTCGCAAACGGGTCAGGCTGGGCAGGGGCCTTCAGTCGGCCACCTGAGCCAACAATCATCTGGTACGCCTCAAAGATCGCCTCGGGGTCACGCTGCTGGAGCCGGGCGGCAAGCTGCGGATCGATCTGTGAGAGGGCAGGGAGGTTGCCTTCGATGACTCGGGCGATGCGTGGATCGCCAGCCAGACGTTGCCCAAACGTGAGCGGCCCGTCGCCGGCCGCATCCAAGATGCCCTTCAGATTCGCCATTACTTACGCCCCTTCTTCTTGGGGACATCGGGAAGCTCATCGTCCCCTTCGTAGGGCATGTCGTCGTCGGTCACCTCAGGCGTGTTTGGTTTCCCTCTCTTCTCTTCGACGAGGTCGGCGAGGTCGTTCTTGGATGCCCGCTGGTTGAGCTTGTCCAGGATCTTCTTCTCCTCGCCTTCATTGGCGACAAGCAACTGCTTCACCATTCGCCGTAGAGCGGAGTTCGTCAGATCGTCCAAGTCAAAATCGATTCGCATGGGATTACCCTAGAAGACCCCCGAGAAGGTTCATGAAAGCGCCCTGCCGCTGAAGTGCGGCCATCTGGTTGGCGTAGTTGTTCTGTTGCTGCAATGCACCCAAGTTCTGGCCGTACTGTTCCTGCTGCTGCTGGGCCTGAAGGTTGGCCTGCGAGCGAGACTGCTGATCTTGGAGTTGCGAGTTGTAGGCGTCGGCAATGCCATCGGCCATCTTCTGCGCCGAGTCGATGCCAGCCTGATTCCACTGAGCCTTTCCCCGCGACAGCCCGCCACGGTCATACTGCTTGGCGTTCATCCGGGGGTCGCCCATCGCCATGGCGTTGGCCATCTGCACGCTGGAAAGCTTGGCCGGGTCCAGCTTGAGCAGCGGCTGTTGAAGGTTGACTTGGTTCAACTGAAGAGCCCTCCGAGCAGGCTGTTGGCAAAGCCGGTCATCTGGCTCAGGCGGCTATTGGAAAGATCCTGCTGCTGCTGCTGGGCCTGGGCCATCTGTTGCAACCCTGCCAGCGCCAGTCCCTGCTGGGCTGCCCGCTGCTGGGCTGCATACTGGTTATTCACGTCCTCGGCCGAGCGTCGGTACGCATCGGCGTTCATGGAGCCGACATAGTTCAGAACGTCCTGGTGGTTCTGGCCGAACTGCTTGTACGGCGAGCGAGGCTTCATCGCCTCCATGCCCTGACGGATGTCAGAGACGGGCTGCTCAAACGGGAGTTGCGTGTTGTAGGTAAGCATCAAGCCCGCCTCCCCATCGGGTCACGCCATCCGCCTGTGGCTCCGTGCCATGTATATCCAGCGGCCAAAAGGCGACGATATTCTTCGGCCTGCCGCGCTGCGGCAGCTCGTCTTGGAGCTTCGTCTTCGTTTCGATACTGCCGCCGCAGCATCTCGGCCTCACGTTCCTTGCGAGCCGTCTCGGCCGGGGAGTCAAACAATCCGCTAGAGCCGAACGTGTCGTCCCACAATCCGCCCACGGCCGAGGTGGCGTCGTCGTAGCCGCGGCGGATCTGATCGACCGTGGAGCCGACGTTCTCATTGGCGGTATTGAAGCCCGACCCGATGGAATCGGCCACGCCTTGCAGGCCCCCCATGGTGGTTCCAAACCCGCGATTGACACCAGACATGGCGCGGCTGATGGTGCCGGAGGTGTCTCCATACGCACCGCCAAGCGCGCCCATGCCGGCCACCAGCGGCGACAGGGCTGTGCCGAGCTGGTCGGTGGAGTTGTTCATCGACTCCCGGAGGACGTTCATCGGCTCGGCCATGTTGGCCGCCAAGTCAGCGCGAGAGGCATTGAGGTTGTTGGCCGTGGTGTTGAAGGCCGACTGGAGAGACGAGGTCGCGCCGCCATAGTCGGATGGAACTAACGCGGCGTAGCCGTCCGACCCCAGCGTCCGCAGGCCGGACAGGATGCCAGAGAGCGAATCCATCGGAGCGGTGCGGGACGAGTAGTGCTGGGCGTCCAGCCGGTTCAACGCATCGCTGTATCCTGAGCCAAGGGCAGCCAAAATGTCGCCGCTCATCAGGTCGCCACGGACGGCGTCCATGCCGGCGGTGTCGAACGCCCCTGAGCCGCCTCCGGCCGCGCCGCCCGAGAACGAGCCGGAAGCAACGGGTCCGCTAGTGCCTGTGGCATTAAAACCACCGCCACTAGCAACGGCAGGCGCAATGGAGCCAGCAGCGCCAGCCGCAGCGTAGCCTCGCCCAAGCCCAGACAAGGCATTGTTGCGAGAGGCACCGTAGCCAGACACGGCGCCTTGGTTGGAGGACGCCATGTCGGACAGCGACTTCTGGTAAGCCGACTGATTTTGCGCCCATGCAGCGAGAGCGGAGTTGGCTGCTGACCCATACGCGCCCAGTGCTGCCGAGCCGATGTTTGCGGCTCCAGCCATACGGGCGGCGTCGGCCATTGCCTGCGCCTGCGCAACACCCGAAACCCCCTGGCCAAGCCCACCCATGGCATTCGCCTGAGCATTGCCGAGGGCCGCGTTGGCGTTGGCGTAGGAGTCGTACATGCCAGCGGCCGACGACCCGGCAGCCGACTGGGCCTGATTGTAGGAGTCGTACATCCCAGCCATGGGAGCAGCCATGCCGGCCATCCCTTGTCCGTACGCCCCGAGCGCCGCGGCTGCCGAGTTGCCCAGGCCAGCCAATGCCCCGCTCTGGGAGCGGTAGGCATCGGCCATATTGGTGCCGGTGCCCTGCATGCCTTGGGTGAAGATGCCGTAGTTCTGCGTGTACTGATCGCCGGCGCGATTCATGCCGCCGGTGAAGTCGCGGAACATCCCGCCGTACGTGCCCGCAAACTGGCCGGGCGCGCCGTAGATGCCTTGGAGGATCGGGCCGAGAGCCCCCATGGCCGCCGTGCCGTATTCGTTTGATGTGTTGCCGCCCCACGGAGCAGTGAATGGCCGCACGTCTGGAAGTTTAAAGCTCATGAAATCTCCCTATGGAGCTAATGTCCGTTAGGCCGGCACGGCCACACGGGCCTCTTGCCTGACAACGCCCTCCAAGGCAGCGCCTACGACCACGTCCTTCGTCTCAATGGCTGCCGACGTGGTAGTGGCAGTCACCGGAGTAATGGTCACCCCGGTAACAAATGTAATGTCCACAATGCCGCCAGCAGTGATCGCACACGTCTCGGGGTCAAGGGTAAAGGTGGTCGGAATGCCAACAGTGTCCGTGGTGTACGAGATTTCACCGCCGGCCACTGACACCTCTGCCACTCCCGCCGTGGCGTATGTGATTCCGTCACGCACAACATTGACGCGCGGGTTGGCTCCCGAGAGATACGACAAGTTCCTGGCGACTACCCTGGCGTCCCTGCCGTCGCGGCCGTTTCGGCCAGGAATTCCTGGAAGCCCTGGCCATCCATTGAGGCCGTTCATGCCGTTCCTTCCAGGAAAGCCGTCGCGTCCGTTCTGGCCAGCGACGCCCGGAGCCCCTGGCGCACCACGGGCACCGGCTCCCCCCGGCGCGCCAGGCGGGCCCGCTGCTCCTGCCTGTCCGTCGCGGCCATCGCCGCCAGCTTGTCCCGGCAATCCGTTCAGTCCGTTAATGCCGTCGATGCCGGCCAAGCCGTCGCGCCCATCCCTGCCGTCGACTCCATCCGTGCCGGACGGACCAAGAAAGTACAGCTCGCGAGTGAACAATCGCTCGGTGATGGTTTCGCCGCCGAGATTGTTGCCGTTGCCGGTGCTGAAGTTGTTGACGACAAAGTTTTGGGTAGTCGGGAAGTAGAAGTTGTCGCCGCCGTAGTTGTAGGAGTTCCATTCGCTACTGTAGTCCGGCATGTCATAGAACGATCGTTCGTCAAAAATGATGAGATCGCCGTACTCGTTGATGTTCCAGCCGTTGTTGTTGTAGACGCCGCGTCCGCCGGACTGTTGCTGTTGAGCTGGCTGAAGGTTGACGCCTCCTCGGTGCGTCAGCGGCTGGTTGCAGTTCCCCAGCGCTTGCGTAAGCTGCTTAATCGCCCCCGTTGGCAGCACCCCTCGCAGAGCATTGATGACGGCCGGCGTCGACTGCGTCAACATTACTCAGCGCCCTCCATGCCAATCCGATGGATAATCACGGCATCCGAGGCTTGCTCGCCCCCAAACGCCACGGCGACATGCCGGTCGCCCCCAGATGAACGCGGGTCTAGGTGCCCCGAGTAGTAGGCGGCCGCGTACCCGTTGGCATCACCAAGAGACGACCGAGTCCGCTTCATGTTTAATGTGGCCTCTGTCGACCCTGCTATGGTCACAAAGCCTGACCCGCGATCCGTTGCGATGGCGTTTGCCCGGGGCGCCGCTGCGTTGTTGTAGTGCAAACGCACCCCAAGGTTGGCGTCCTGCTCTGTAGGCTGATAGACGACCGCCAGCGAACGGCTGCCGTCCTTGTCCGTGATGGAGAAGTTGCCGGAACGGAACTGGTACTGGACCGGCGTGCCGCCGTCTGACAGCCCCGTAAACTTCACAAACCCGCCGCCGCTTGTGCCATGGAGGTTCTGCATCCTAGTGCCAACCATCGCTTGGCATGCGGCCGTGACTGGCTCTGCGTAGCTCTCTTCCCACCACGCCTTTGTAGCAACGCAGTAGCACATCGCCCGCGACGGCTTGGCGTCAGACGACTGGCAATAGAAGAACCTTACGGTCCTGGTCGACATGTCGGCCGTGACGTGGAATTGGTCGGCCTTGGAGAAGTCGATGACGCCATCGCGCCAGAGGTTGTCGACCGGGGCCGACACAGCTTCCTCTGACGAGCCGTCGTAGGCGTACATACCATGCGTGTCGACCAAGAACGCTACGCCGCCCATTACGGCCCAGCAGCGGCTGTTGAGGACGCCGCGATACGCCCCAAGGACGATGGAAGCGTCGATCACCGGCTGGGCCACGTAATTGAGCTTATAGGTGTGCGACTGCTGCACCACCAGCAGCTCGGATGCCAGAGGAACCAAAGCGACGATTTTGTCTGGGGTGCCCGTGTTCTCTTGTACCACCAGCTCGTTGGACTCCGGCACGCTTTCCGGCTCGTCGATTTCGGAGTACATCAGGCTGTTGCGGCGTTCCCCCGAGGTGTCGACGGCATACCACGCCCGGTCTTGGAACATCACCGCCACGGCAAACTCTGGCGGCGGCGGTGCAAATCGCCGGGCGTTGATCTGACCGCTTGGCAGGGTAATGGGCATCAAGCCGTAGCCGCCCCGAGTTGCGTCCTTTAGCTCGTCGTCGCCTAGCGTATCGGTGTAGCTGCCCGTGAACGCCTCGTCCGTCCGCTGGATAGTCGCCACGCGGAACAGGATCACGTCCTGATTCGCAGTGGTTCTCCATAGCTCCATGGCAGACACGCGGTCATCCAGGCCGTGGTGTGCGAAAGACCACGCGATGCCGCCAGAGGCGTCGCCGGCGTCGACCTCAACCAGCTCCGAGATCGACGACGGGATAGGCTCACCGGCTGTGTCATCTATGTACCGGATGCAACACTTGTATGTCCCGCGAAGCCGCTGACCCATGGTGGCCATGGCCTGAGCAGTTGTGTCCAGGATGATGGCAGATGGCCGGTCCTGATACTCGCCCCCGGCAAAGACAGCCACGGCCGCGACAGCCCCAGAGCCGTCAACCGATGCCGTGACGCCGGCGCCTGATCCGGTGGCGTCGGACACGGCAGGCGCGATGGTGATGATGGGCGGAACCATGTACCCGGTTCCGCCGGACGTGACCGTCACGGACGCCACGGAGTACAGCATGTCCACAGACAGGGAGGCCCCAGTGCCACCTCCGCCAACAATCGACGCCGTGACTCCGGCGGTTGTGGCGCCCGTCCCTGCGGCCAGAATCTGGATCGAACTAATGCGGCCAAGCGTGTCGACGCTGGCAACGGCGTTGGCGCCAGTCAGGCCCTGCGCCGTGGAGAAGACAACCGATGGAGATGTCGTTGCACTGGATGTGTACCCAGCGCCGCCGGCAGCGATAGCGACGGACTCTACTCTTCCGGAAATGCCTACCGAGAAGGACGCACCCGAAGCGATGCCTCCAGCGATGGAAACGCTCGGTGTAGCCTGATACCCAGAGCCGGGGTCTGTGATGCGAATCCGCGACACTCGGCCGTCCGAGATGTTGGCGACCGCTGTTGCAGGGGTGGTCGGCGTCCCCCCAGAAAACGCCACGGTCGGCACGTTGTTGTACCCGGCGCCGCCGTTAACGATCTGGACGCTTTTCACAAACCCAGAAGCCCCAGTAGTAAAGGCTGCGCATGTCGGCCCCCGGGCTGGCTTGTTGATGCCAATCGCCTCCACGGTCGCAGAGTCTCCATCCCACCGAATCCCGCGCCCCATGCCGTCCACGCCGTACACGTCGTTGTAGCGACCCTTAAAGAACGTCATCGGCCGGGGCGGCCCTGTGTGGGCGTAGGCCGTAGCGGCTGCGCCCGTGCCGCCGCCGCCGGCAAACGAGACTGTGGCAGCGCCCGTAAAACCGCTCCCACCAGAGGCAACAACGACCGTCTCAACTTGGCCGCCCGACAAGTGGGCGTAGGCTGTGACGCCAGTGCCGCCCGCAACGATCACCGTGGGCGGCGAGGTGTATCCGGTGCCTCCCGTTGTGACGGTGATCTTAGTCAGTCGTCCAGTGTTGCGGCTGCCGATCTGGCTCATGCTGGGCTCCGGCCGACTCTAATGGCCCCATCATCGCCCTGGTACACAATGCGGTCGGCGTCGCGCGGATAGCGAAACATTCGGACTACGGGAGCGGTGGAGCCGGTATGCGACGCGAGCGTGACAGGCACCGCGCCAGGCCGGACGTTAAGCTTGCCTGGGGAAATGCACTGAAGATTGACCTGCGTCACCGCCGCTCCTGGGGGCAGCGAGTACGGCGAAGCGTTCGTTGCCAAGCCGGCCCACTTCTCAATGCTGATCACGGCGCACCTCCGTCAATGTCATCGGGCAGAAGCGGTGACCGCCACCCGTAGGCGTCCCACACCACCTTGTCGGCGTCCATCGTCGGGGCAACGGAATCATTTTCCATCGCTAACCGCAGATCCCGCTGATACATGGCAAACGCTTTGTCTGGGCTCTTGTCTCTGATCCTCGCCAGCCAGTACTCGCACGCACTGAGCATGGCGTTGTGCATGCCGGTCGGCATGTCGACCGGATCAGTAATCACGTACTTCACGCCGGCGTAAGACAGTGCCGCGTCGATGGTCGCCGTGGAGGTGTTGGCAATGGCCGTAATCCGAGCCTCGGCGGCGTACGGGTTCATCGACCCATATGAGTCTGGGTGGTTGGCAGCGGTGCCGATTCGCAGCACCGAACCGACCATGTCAGACGAGAAAGACGTTCCGCTGCCGGAAACGGAGGTGCCTGAGACCGTGATCGTCCCGGCCCGAGCTGGCGTCTCATGGCCCGAGAGCCGCAACAGCCTAGGTGATCGACGATATGTGAAGTCCAAGGCTTCAACCTTGATCGGGTAGCCCAAGACCTGGATGGCGTACCCCATGGAGTCCGGGTCTTTGCGGACGGTCCAGTAAGCCGGCGGGCCGGCGATGTCATCCGCCCGCTCCATCTTCATGGCGTGGTCCTGGCTCACGTACTGAAAGCCGGTCCAAGACGACTCGTCGATGGGCGGGTCTAGGTTCCGGAAGTCTGCCGGCAGCGGGTAGACCGAACGATACAGGCGAGCCGACACGGCTTCGTCGATGTCGTCCGAGAGCTTCAGCGTGGCGTCTAGTACCAGAGTGGTATCACTGGCCCGCGTCAGAATCTTGCAGACGATATCCCCGATCCGGACATGGAACCGAGTGGCGTCCAGCGGGAACGCATCCCCCGTAACCTTGGTCAGCGTGCGGGTGCCAGAGTTGTAGGTGACCGTCCCAATCCAATCGTCCTGGAAGATGATCCGGCCGTGGGTGTGGTAGTACTGCCAGTCACGCATCCATGCCAGCTCTTGGTAAGCTCGCTGAACGGCCGTGCGAATGTCTCGCTGCTCGGCGTCTTGGGGCCCGCCGAACGAGGATGTGATCAGGTGTTCGACGGCGTCTTGGTAGGTCAGCATGGAGGGCTCCTACTGATTAATGCCCCCAGCGGAAGACCTGCGTTTTACGGCCGAAATACCTTACCTGACGGCAGTAGGGCCGTTCGCGATTCGCGAATCCCGAACGGCTCTCTCTAAGGTGTGTAGGGTACTTCCGGCGGCTTGTAGGAGATGTGTTCCCACTGGTACTTCTTTTCACCATCCTTGGCATAGCACTTCAGTTCGTAGGTGTGCTGGCCGAAAAGCGTGCGTAACTCGCCGTCCACCAGGACATTCACCATGTCCTTCGCGTCGGGAATCATGAGGAAGCGGGGCATAGACAAGTCCCGAGTCTGCCCATCTAGCGGGCCGCCGACCACCGGCACCTTTTCGTATTCGCCCATCACTTGACTCCTAGCAGTCTCATCGCCGCAACGTAGTAGACGCCGAAAATGACCTTGGCGACGAACCACCAGACTCGCCAAGACAGGACGATAGCAGCGAGGCCAGCCCCAACGGCGTAGGTGAGCCACCACGGATTCGACGGGCCGGTCAGGTAGAACGTCATCACTTCACCTCCGGCGGCTCGGGTAGCGGCATCCAGTGCGAAGCGGGATCCCAATGCGTTGGGCCTCGTTCGCCGTAGCGATCACGCATTATGGGTTTTCCGGGCAAGTTGCGTTCGTCGCCGTCCCAGCAACCGACATCAACATCTATCCAGTATTCCTCAATGTCGTCAATAAAGCATGTGTACAAGACGGGTTCATTGATTGGCGGCAGCCGCTCGCTCACGGGAATCCAGCGAAAACGATCCGCCGCGTTGAGGGCATCGCAGATGACCTTTGCATCGTCTTCCCAGATGCACTCGCAAACGCCTTCGTACTTTTCCTTGTAGTGCTGGTCGTCCATCATCACGGGCTGCGTCATGTCCACCACCGTGCTGTCGAAGCAACAGTGGCATGACTCCGACCCGGCCACAACTTTGTATCGGTCAGCCATCGGTCGGCACCTCCTGCTGTCTCGCCCGCAGCATCGCGTCGGCCACTTCATAGGCTTCCGCCGCGTAGGAGTCGCAACTCTTGCCGTTCTGGAATCCAGCCAGCAGACCAGTCAGTGCCGCCGCCGCGAACTGGTCGCGGAGCCGCTGGCGTACTTCGGCCTTCATTTCAGCCTCAAGCCGCTCCGGTGATGTCAGAATGTCTTTCAGTGTCGCCATGTCCCTACGCTCCGTCTGTGATGCCACTGGGGCGGCCCACTCGTCGCCTGTCGGTTTGTGTCCCGCCGCGCACGTCTCGCCCCAGCCCACCGTCAGCGTCATGACCAGTGTGTGGCGCACGGTCGGCTGACGGCGAGCAAAGTGTTTTGGAAGAAATCATTGTACGTTTTTCTTGCTGTCACACCTTGTCACACCAGCAACTCAATCAACTCATGCGGCAGTTGCTCGCGCAAGTCCTCCAGCTCATGTCGCGCCTGAGCTTCTAGTTCGCCGTATTTCAGCCTCGCCCGGATCGCCTCGCGGATGCCCTCCAGTGCGATGAGCGCCTCGCGGCCCGCGAGAGCGTAGCGGTGTTCGCGTTCGTCGTCGGGGTCGGAAAGGTCAAAGCGGAGAATCGCGGTCGCCATTAGTTGTCACTTTTCGTCAGGTTGTGTGCAGCCAGATCGTATGGGAAAAACGATCATATTCGATGTGTTTCTCGTATGAGTTGGGCCGGTGCCGCCGCGCGTGGCGGGTTATCAGTCCGCTGCAACGACGGCACCGGCTGCATGTCAG